TGCTGGAAGTCCCTTAGAGCCTTTAAGCTACAACATGGTTGGAAACGACGAGTGTGAATGCTTGAAAATTAAAGGATTGGGTAATCAGCAGCCAAGCCGCTTAACTGCGGAAGGTTCATCGACTATTCCGAGAGGAAGTAGGGATAAGTATCCCGAAGCGGAGGGAACCGAAAGGTTATGATATAGTCAATACTGAGTACGAAAGACTCAGCAGCCGAAAGGCGGTAATGGATTAACGACCCATTGCGAATAGTAGTTACACAATCGCAAGTAGTCTATATTATGTCTCGGCTTCGTTCCGAGGCTAATATGCGCCCTAAGATGCGACTAACCGCTAACCCTGGAGGAAAAGGTCACTGGTTGACCAATTGGGTTGAATGGTACTTACTACCAAGTGGACTACCTGATGAATCCAAGTGTGGTGTTACTCGTTATTTCACAATGCGAGATAACGAAATGGTATGGGGAAATTCAGAAGAAGAAATTCAAGAATTAGTCCCCGGTTCTATTCCACTGAGTTTTACTTTCATTCCTGCGAACGTATATTCAAATCCTATTTTAATGAAGCGTCAACCCGAGTACGTGGCTTGGCTTGAAGGGCAGGATCGGGAAACTAAAGAAGCACTTCTGTATGGTAACTGGTATGTCACTAAGCAATATGAAGGCTTTGTAAAACGAAGCAACTTTAAGATTGTAGAAGAGCCACCTTTTGGTGGAAGACGTATTCGTGGTTTTGACATGGCAGGAAGTGTTCCCGATGAAATTAACAAAGGTAATTGTGACTACACTGCTACAGTGCTAATGAATAAAACCGGTGACAAATACTGCGTTGAACACGTGCATAGATTTCAGAAACGATTCCACGATGTAGAAGAATATATACTTAATCTTTCTAAGGTAGAAGATGATGATATAGTCTACTGCCTCCCAATCGACAGTGGAGCTGCTGGTCTAGCTTATGCTCGTTCTTTGCAGCAAAAGATTGCTGAAACAGGTCGGTTTGTAATCATGCACAGGACTGGTGGTAAGAGTAAGCTATCTCGTTTTAAACCACTTGCTTCTGTTATCCAATCTGGTGCAGTTTCTGTAGTCGATGCAGCGTGGAATGATTGGTATTTTCAAGAACTGGAAGAGTTTACAGAAAACGATAAGCATAAGCATGATGATGCCCTTGACGCTACTGTAACTGCTTTTTGGGCATTGAATCAAGAAAGACAGTTACCTGCATTTACTTTACCTACTGACTTGAACGGTTCATCTCTCCCAACCTTCGGCTTTCAATCCACATCCCTACCTTCAGATATGACTAAAGGTTTACCACTAGGTTTTAATTAAAATAACAAAAGGAGTGCCTAAAGAATGGCTACTAGACGAACTAAGACTTCACCTCAAGTACAAGAAGCAACCCTTCAAAAAGCAGCTAACTTTATGGACACTCCTGAACGATTCCGTCTAGGTGAAATAGGTTATCAAGGCTTAAGTATCTTTAATGGTGTAAGTAATTCAGAGATCAAGAAAGAACTCAACTGGCCTTATAGCATTGATACTTACAAGCAAATGAGTTATCACAGTGCTATCAACTCAGCTTTAACAATGTATGAAAACATCATTGGTAAGGTTGATTGGAAGGTACTTGAAGTCAAGGATGCCACTGAAGAAGAGAAGCAGCAAGCAGCTAGAATTCATGAAATGATGCATGACATGGAGCATTCATTCCCTGAATTAATCCGTGAAGTCCTTACCATGAATGTCTATGGCTTCTGCATAGCTGAAAAGGTTTATCGTAGACGCTTACGTAGTAACGGTAGTAAGTACGATGATGGTCTTATCGGTTGGAAGAAGCTACCTATCAGAGCGCAGGAAACTATTGAGAAGTTCATCTTCAGTGACGATGGTAATGAAGTAATTGGCGTCAAGCAGAATCTATCTGCTGTGTACGATCAGTACAATCGCTACAACTCAAGACCTACTAAGGAAGTAACACTACCTATGTCAAAGGTTATGCTCTTCAGAGCAGGTAGACATCGCGGTGATCCCTTTGGTAAGAGTATGCTTCGTGATGCTTATCTAGCTTGGCGTTATCTAACTGCTCTAGAAGAGATTGAAGCTATTGGTGTTACTAAGGATATGAATGGCATCCCTGTTCTTACTATCCCTCCGCAGTACATGGCAGCAGATGCTCCACCTGAACAGAAGGCTATCTACGAAAGTTTTAAGAACATCGTAAGAAACCTTCAGGTTAACTCTCAATCAGGTGTCATCCTACCTTCCGCTGTAGACCCAGAGACTCGCCAGAAACTCTTTAGCATTGAACTACTAAGTGCAGATGGTAAGAAGAACTTCGATACTTCAAAGGTTAAGGAATACTACAAGAACTTAATCCTAATCTCATTGGGTTCTGATGTACTAACACTAGGTCAAGGTGCTTCTGGTAGTTATGCTCTAGCTTCTGAAAAGAGCAGCTTAACTTGGTCATATGCTGAAGCTATGCTAACTTCCATTCAGCAAGTAATCAACGATGATTTGATTCGTCAGACATACGAGCTAAATGGTTGGGATACTTCACGTATGTGCAGTGTAGTCTATGATGACTCCGAGCATGAAACCCTGGATGAACTAGGTAAGTTCCTGCAGAGAGTTGCTGCTGTTGGTCTGATTCCTAAGAGTCACAAGGTTGTCAATAAGATCCTAGATAGACTTGATATTGAAGCTATTGATGAGTCCGTAGACATCAATGAAATCCTAACACCAAGTACTTCAAGGTCAGGTGATGGTATGCAAGAAGGTCTTCCTTCAGGTACAGGAAATGCCGTTGGTACTACAGGTGCTTCGGACAATAACCTAGAAAACGCAAGTTAAGAAGTTTTGCTCTTAACGATAAAGCAAGCTAAAAGCAAGTTAAAAGATACTTAATAATGCACTTGAATAATTTAGGTTAAATATTATAATGAACATAAGGCAGGCTAGGTTTATTCCTTGCCTGCTTTTATTTTGCTTAAATATAAAGGATCAATCATGCCTTATAGCTATCCCAATAATGTACCTACGTTTGCTAAGAACAAGAAGGCTGACCTCCAGAAGAGAGTCATTGCTTTGTTCAATGAAACCCTAGCAAGAACCAAGTCAGAAGAAAGCGCACGTAGAGCAGCACTAGCTTTTATGACTAACTACGAAGAGAAGTACGGTGATGCCACTGACAAGAGAATCAAGAAGAGTACTAGTGAAATTGTAGAGAGTATCATCAAGTCAAAGTACAGTACTGAAGAATAAAGAAATTAAACAACTAAATTAAGGAAACAAAATGACTGAATCAACATGGCCTTCTCCTAAAGTACTACCCATTACTCCTTCTGATAGCGTTAACTTCACTGACGAAGTACGTCAGATCTATGTAGGTACTGGTGGTAATATTGCAGTAGTCAATCAGGATAACTCAGTGGTTGTATTCCAAGGTGTACTAGGTGGTACTGTCCTTGGTCCTTTCTTCATTAAGAGAGTTAACGCCACTTCAACTACAGCTACTAACCTAGTAGGTTTTATTTAATACGGATTACTAATCCCTTTATGTTTTCATAAGGAGTCAATATGCAAATAGGTTTAGGGATTGGTATCCCATTTAATAGAGGTCAGATGTGGAACCTAATGTTTGGTCCTTCTGGTCTTTTTCTTAATAATGCAGCTACTGGTGTATGGTACGACCCGAGCGACATCAACGTCAACTGGCGGCGAAATCTTCTGACTTATACTGAGCAGTTTGATAATTCTGTTTGGGGTAAAGCTCGCAGTTCAGTTGCTTCAAATGTAGTTGTTGCGCCAGATGGTACGCTTACTGGTGACAAGTTAGTTGAAGATACCTCGGTAACACTATCTCACTATACTGTTCAAAGTGTCACAACAACAGCAGCAACACACTCTACATCAGTTTATGCAAAAGCAGCAGAACGCAGCTGGATGCTTCTTGAGAATGTCACAGCTGGCTACTCTGCATATTTTGATCTTGCGTCTGGTTTAGTGGGAACCATTTCTGGAGGAACTGCATCTATTACTAGTGTAGGAAATGGTTGGTATAGGTGCTCAATCACTGGAACAGCTACTGCTGCCTCTAATGCATTTCGTATATATGTTGCCCAATCAAATAATACAGTAGCCTATACCGGTGATGGTACATCTGGTATTTACACCTGGGGCGCTCAACTAGAACTCGGCTCTACCGCAAGTACTTACCAAAAGATCACTGACGGTATTCAGGACTACTACAGCTACCAAGCTCAACCTGTTCTGTTCCAAGATGCTGCAGGTACTACGCCTGTCACGGCCATCGAGCAGCCTGTGGGCCTGATGCTGGACAAGAGCAAGGGGCTGGTGCTGGGGCCGGAGTTGGTGACGAATGGTGATGGCTCTACGCTTACTGGTTGGAGCAACACACCATCGTCTTGGTGGACTGTTTCAGGTAGTCGCTTCTACCACGCTAGTTCTGCAAACTACAATGAACTCTCTCAGACTTTCACTAAGCAAGGTTCGCTGCTGGTGACGTTTGATTATGAAGTTATTAGCGCAGCTAACACCGCGCAATTTTTCTACACGAACGGGGCTGGTGTTGTTAAGTCGTTTGATAGTGCTGGCGTTCCAAGACTTCCTTCCGGAAAAGGCACATATAGGTATGTAATTACCGATGGTATTCAAAAGATTGGGTTTAGCCGGTACAGTGCTGCAGAGTTTTACATCGACAACATCTCCGTCCGCGAAATCCCCGGCAACCACGCCTACCAGACGACCAGCACCAGCCGGCCTGTGCTGAGTGCTAGGGTGAATCTGCTGACGAAGACTGAGCAGTTTGATGATGCGGTTTGGTCGAAGATCAACGCCACGGTAACTGCAAATGCTGCCATAGACCCTAATGGAAACCTCAATGCTGACAAGATAATTTCTACGGCTTCTACTGGATACCACGCCATCAGTTGCGGAATTTCTGTCTTGATTGGTACCGCATATACATATTCGGTGTATGCAAAATCTTCAGAATACACAAAGATTTATTTATCAGATGGCGCCAATGCGCAAGCAGCTTGTGCTTTTGATTTGCAAACTGCAACGGCAGGGGCACCAATCGGAAATGCTACTGGAAAATCAGCAACGATAACTTCTATTGCAAACGGGTGGTATAGATGTAGTTTGACGTTTACGGCGTCATTTACAACACTAAACCCTAGTGCAATAGGATACCCTGTTGGATCTACTCTTGATGCGTATGGTGTGCAATACACTGGAGACGGCACAAGCGGTGCCTACATCTGGGGAGCAGACCTCCGCGTCAGCAACGATGGTGTAAACATACCAGCTTATCAAAGAGTAAACACAAGTACTGACTACGACACGGTTGGGTTCCCTACCTATCTCCGCTGCGATGGCGTTGATGATAGCATGGTAACTAACAGCATTGACTTTACTTATACGGATAAGATGGCTGTATTTGCTGGGGTGCGGAAGTTGAGTGATGCTGTTACTGCACCAATTGAACTTTCTGCTATTTCTGATTCAAATAACGGATCGTTTGCATTGCTGACATATAGTGGACAATATGCACAGCGAGTAAAAGGAGTAGTTGCTAACTATATCGAGATGGACTACTCTAATGGAACTGCACCAGTATCTCATGTTGTTACAATGCAGATGTCTCTATCAGCAACCAGTGCAGCAACTACAGCAATACTCCGTCAAAATACAATAACATCTTCTGGATCATCTGCTGGTACTTCTGTACCACCAGTCGGAGGTAACTTCGGCAACTACCCGCTGTTCATCGGTCGCCGTGGCGGTACCTCGCTGCCATTCAACGGTCGCCTATACCAACTAATCGTAGCTGGTGGTATCAACCTAACCTTTAATCAGGAGGATAACAATGCCTATCTAGAAGAGGACTTTGATACTATCCTCCTTGAGAATACAGACCAAGTTAATCAAAATCAACTTGAGATGCTTGAGAGATTCGTAAATAGCAAAACAAAGGCTTACTAAAGATAGCCAGAAGTAACCCTCCTGAAACACGGAGGGTATCTTAAAAACTTAAAGAATAAATAAGGTGAATTATGCCAAGTCTAAAGATTTCACAAATGACTTCATTGACTGGAGCTAACGTAGCTTCAGGTGACTTACTTCCTATTGTAGATATCAGCGATACCTCACAAGCTGCTTCAGGTACTAACAAGAAGATTACTGCTGATGAACTTCGTAAAGCTATCCCTGTCAGTAATAACGCTAATGCTGTAGTCTATGTAAATGCAAGTAATCTTCCTACTAGTAGCTCAGGTCTAACCTTTGATGGTACTAACCTAAAGGAAGCTACTTATAACGTAGCAACTCAAATTGACGTAGGTACTGCTCCTAATCAGATTCCTCTGAATCAGTATCTAGGGGGTCTAGCTTATGTAAATAATGCAATGACATCTGTACCAGCATCTGCTACTTCCGTTGGTGAAGTTGGAGATATTGCCCAGGATGGGTCATTCCTATATGTCTGCATAGCTAATAATTCATGGAAAAGAGTAGCTATTGCTGCTTGGTAATCAAGGAGCATTAAATGACAGCAAAGAACAACTTTCCAAATATTTTACCTACTCTTAATCTTAACTTTGCTAAGACTAAGAAGTATGTATTACTACCCTGTACGCCTAACCAACAGCCAACTCCAAGCACTAAAAACTTAACAGAAAAGGAATTTATAAATGTCAATTAAGAATAATTTTCCAAATACAAATCCAAGTCTAGTGCTGGATTTTGCAAGAACTAAAAAGCTTGACCCTAGGGTTACTTTTACTAGAGGGAGTACAGGTACTTACTATGATGGTAGGACTGTAGCGAAGGCTGAGGAGAATTTGCTGACTTATTCTCAGGAGTTTGATAATGCGGTTTGGGCTAAAACAGCCACGACAGTTTCAGGCAATGTGGCGATTGCCCCAGATGGAACAACAAGTGCAGATAGCATCATTGCTGATACATCAAACTCGTTACATAATGTTAGGAGTGCTGTAGCAGCATATTCCGCCGGATCTTCACTAACTGCATCTGTTTATGTAAAAGCAAACGGTTTAAATTTTGTAGGTCTTGTTGTAGACCAGAATCAAGCTCGACGTTGTTTCAATCTAACTTCCGGTACTGCTGGCACAAGTGCTGGAATCAGCAATACAGCATCAATTTTATCAGTGGGTAATGGGTGGTATAGGGTATCTATGACATTCAATTCTACTGCTGTCGGTGCGTTTTGGATCGTCCCAATGAATTCTGATGCTGACCCCGTAACCGCATTTACAGGAGATGGAACCAGCGGTATCTACATCTGGGGTGCTCAACTAGAACAACGCAACACTGTCACCGCCTACACACCAACAACTGCTCAACCCATCACCAACTACATCCCGGTGCCTCAGACAGCTGCAGCTAATACTGCTCGGTTCGACCATGATCCGGTGACGGGTGAATCCAAGGGTCTGCTGATCGAGGAGCAGCGGACGAATTTTCTCCTGAATAGCCAAGACTTTGATAATTCAATTTGGGTTAAAAGCCCAGGAATCACTCTTTCAAATGTTGTCGCACCAGATGGGTCTCTTACTGGTCGGTCTGTTTCTTTTACTCAAGCTGCCCAGATTACTCAAAACGCAATAGCGACTTCGACCCAGGTTGTGTTTTCATTGTTTATCAAAAAGGGAACATCTGCGGCGCCAAATACTACATTAACAATAAGAAACACAAGTACTTCAACCAACATTGCGATAGCAGTTGTGACATTCCCTGAGATGTCAATCTCTGGCGGATCACTACAAAACATTGGCAACGGTTGGTATCGTATAGCAGTTGCAGCAACAAGTGGGATCACTATCGGCGATACAATAACTGTTTACGCTGCAAGCTCTTCAGTGCCATACGTGGATTTAATTCGCATCTGGGGTGCTCAACTCGAAGCCGGAGCATTCCCCACCAGCTATATTCCAACAGTGGCTTCGCAGGTTACTAGGTCTGCTGATGCTGCAGGTATGACTGGTAGTAACTTTAGTAGCTGGTATCGTGCTGATGAGGGGACTGTGTATTCAGAAGGCTCCTATGCAGTCAACAGTGGATTTACAAACATGCAGATTGTTCTTGGAAATAATGCATCCTTCAATTTTGTAAGCCGAGATGCTCGTTTTATTGTTAATTCAACAATCGTTGCAACAAATACAATGGGGTCATCTGATGCGGTGTATCCTTTTAAAGTTTCTGGTGCATACAAGGTTAGTGATTTTGCATCATCACTTAATGGTGCTGTAGCAACAACAAGTTCTGCTGCACTTGTTGGTACAGCTTCACAATTCTCAATCACTCCATATAGAAATGGAGGCACCATCAAGAAGATCGCCTACTACCCAAAGCGTCTAAGCAACACCGAACTTCAAAACCTAACAATTTAATAAGGAGCAACTATGCAATTCAATGACTTCTATCTAAAATTCCAATCCAAAGAGCAAGCAGATGAAATCCTATTCACTGAAGTACCAGTTGCTTTTGATGAAGATGGTAAACCAACTGAGTTCTTCAAGAAGCAGAACTTCATGAATACTGACATCCTCGGTACTCTATATCAGAAGTTTCCTGATGAAGTTCCAGAGGACTACGAGCCAGTAGCACTTGATGGTTGGCATGTTAATGTTAGGGCAATGCCTGATGAAGACACTTCAGCTCTTGAGGAATTCAAGGTAAATCCAGAGCCAGTGGCATGGCGTAGAACTTGGGCTTGATAGCTAAGTAACTAAAATTCCCAGATACTAAAGATACTCAGCTATTGATTATCCTTTAAGTATCTGGGATAATTAGCTTTTAATTAAGGATGGTACTAACATATGCCTAATGCAAGTTTTGAATCATTAATAAATTTCAGTAGACCTTCTGTTGGTACAGCTTTTAATCAACAAGGCAAGATTTCTCTAGTTACTAGCAATGCTCCTAGGTTTGACTTCAACCCAAGCACTCTTCAGTCTGAAGGTATCCTGATTGAAGAGCAAGCTACTAACTTATTTACTTATTCAAGTTCATTCAGTAATGCTATCTGGACTAAGACTGGTTCTTCAGCTATACAAGATAGCTCAGACCTTAGTATTGTCCCTTGCGCTATTACTTCAATCCCTGAAGTTCAGTATGCTTTCCAGATCAAGGAAGATAGCTCTACTGGACTTCATGCTTTCTCTCAAGCAGTAACCCTAGCCGCAGGCAAGGTTGCCTTCTCAGTTTATCTTAAGAGAAGCCAAAGGACTAAGGTTAACCTGAAGATTACTGGAAGCACTACTGCTAACTGCTACTTTGATTTACTCCTAGGGACTAAGCTATCAAGCAATAACTGCCTAGGGTACATTCAGCAAGTAAACAACAACTGGTACAGATGCTGGATCATCTTTACAGCCTCAGCAGGCTCCGCAACAGCTAGTATTTCATTGGCTACAGCAGATGGCACTGAATCCTATACTGGAGATAACTTCTCAAGCATTTATGCTTTTGCAGCGCAGATTGAGCAAGGAGAATTCCCTACTAGTTACATTCCAACAGCAGCTACTAACTATCCAAGAGAAGCTGATGTTGCTTACGTGGAGAGTACTAATGATTGGTTAACAAGCCTCAATGGAACTCTGTATGTTGAAGCAAAACCTCTTCTTTCATCTGATAACTCAAGCCAGGATAACTGCGCTGTGTCACTATCTGATGTGAAGCTAGTCAATGATGAAAGGTTTATTAACCTATCAAGAGATGCTAACTCGGAGGTTAAGGTAACTTCAGTTGTGATGCCTGAATTCAAGCAGGGTAGTACAATTGATTGGGATGAACTGCAGATTCGTAAGACAGCTTATGTCTATACAGCAAATGCTTTTAAGGTGTTTACTAACGGTGCAGTGCAGTATGACTCAACTGATCTAGTCAACCAGACTGTTTCATCAGCAAGTCAGTTCTCAGAAAGAATCTGGTGCGGTCATATCAGGCTTATTCAGTTCTTCCCATTNNCCCATTGACCATGACATCAGAGGAAGCACGTAGGCTTACATCTGTTTAATTTAAATTAAGGAATACTATGAATACAAAAGCAACTGTAGTTATTGCACAGGCTGATCAAGAAGCTGCTCAACTGGACTTCCCAGGTATGTTCACTGCAGGTTTCTGCAAATCCAATGCTGAGGATAAGACTGTAGCTAGTCACTACGTATCTTCAGGCTTCTTTTTTGATTCAGAGCTTGACAAGATTGTTAATGAAGTTACTTGGGGTCGCTACGTAAAGTTTGGTGATGTCTATCAGGTTCTTGCAGAGCTAGACCTAGTTCAATGCGAGGAAGTCCAAAATGAACCTGAAGCTGAAGCACCCTGAACTTGGTTTTGAGTACCAAGTAAAGACAGCAGGTTTCCTAGCAAAAGCATTCCTTCTTGGCTTCAAGGCCAAGGGGTTTGCTAGTGCATGGGATACTATCTATATCTTAAAAGGCAGCGAAGGCAATAAACGTCTTATCCTTCATGAACTCAAGCATCTGGAGCAAATGCACAAAGAAGGCAAACTCAAGATGATGCTGAAATACTCATGGTATCTAATTAAGTACGGTTACTGGAACAATCCATATGAGGTTGAAGCTAGGGCTGCAGCTAATAAGTGACCAGCAATTCAACATCAACAAACAGGGATTGCTATGAAATTAAATAACCGTAAGAAGAGTCAAAGAGGTTTTACACTAATCGAGCTACTAGTCGTAGTGAGTATTATTGCAACACTATTCCTTATCTCAATTCCTTCATATCAGAACTACGTAGCTAAGGCTAATGCTACTGCTGCTCTAGCTGAAGTTTCTCAAGGTCGTATTGCTTTTGAGGATAACTTAAATGAAGGCAAGGTATCTGATACTCCTCAAGCTATTGGTCTGTATCAGAACTTCTGCGATAAGATTTCTGTAAGTACTGGTGCAGCAGGTGATATTACTTGTGAGTTCAAGATCAAAGGTGAAGTCAAAGTGCTGACTCTTGATCGTGATGATGCTACAGGTAAATGGACTTGCACTTCAACTGCAGATAAGTTCCACCTACCTAAGTCCTGCTTAAGCACTAAGAAATAATAGAAAGAGCCTAATATGAGATTCAATTCAAATAACTTACCTTTAAACCTAAAAGATAAACCAAAGGAAGTTCAGGAAGCGTTCCTTAGTACAGCTAATGAATTCTCAGAAAAAGGCTTTACTATTTCCAAGTCAATCCAAGAGGGCAATAAGGTTGCCCTTGAGGTGTACGATAGAATCCAGAAGGAAGCTGCTAGCAAAGTGCAGAAGAGTGCTTCTGAAATTATCAGTCAGAATATCAAAACGAATATTACTCAAGTCAGGAAGAATGCATTGCTTGATGCGTTGACTGAACTAGATGATGTAGATATTGATGAACTAGAAGAGCAGGAACAGGAAGAGATTGCTAAGGCAGATAGAGTACTTCCTAGTAAGACTGTAAAGAGTACTGAGTTCGATAAGCAAGGCAGACTTGTTACTATCTTTGAAGATGGTACTAGGGTTATCTCCAAGAATGCAGCACCAGCAGATAGGATTGATCAGACTGTAGCAGTTCAGGTTAATCCTGTATTTGATTACGTAAGATTTAATACTACAGCAGATACTCCACCTCATGAGGAAGGTCTTCTGTTCTATGATGACTTTGATCATTCTCTTTGCTACTACAATGAAGATGCTGGTATTACAGTTAATCTAGGTCGTGAGCAATTAGTAAGAGTCTACAACGCTTCAGGAGCAATGCTTACGGATGGTGATGTGGTTTATATCAACGGGGCGTCTCAAGGCTGGCCTGCTGTATATAAGGCAAATGCTAATAGTAAGATGACTTCTAGCTCAACCCTTGGTGTAGTTACAGCAGCTATTGATATTGCTGACTATGGATATGTATGCGTATCAGGTGTAGTCCATGACCTTAATACTTCAGCATATACTGAAGGCACTATCTTATATCTTGATACAGCTTCTGGTGGTTTAACTAATATCCAGCCATTGCAACCTAACTACATCGTTGAGATTGGTACAGTACTAAGTAGTCATACTACAGAGGGTAAGATCTATGTCAGTATTGATAAGTACGAGTGGCATCCGTCTGTTATCTTGCTTGATACTAGACCTACTGTCACTCTACCTACAATGCCTCAGATCTATCTAGCACCTACAATTGGATATAACGATGGTTTTAACTACAATGCACTAACAGGTGAACTTGAGATTACAGATAGTGCTTCGTATGCTGTGTCAATCCTGTTTAATGCTCAACCTAGTGCAAGTAACAAGCAGATGTATTTCTATGCTGAAGAGAAACCTGCAGGTGGTAATTGGACCATCAGTAGGTACTCAGCAAGAAAACTAGATCTACCTAATGCTCAGGAAACTCAACTGACTATTGCAGCAGCAAGATACTATCCAACTGGAACTAAGATTAGATTCTACATCTGGGGTGATGCTACTATCTCTCTGAGGACTACTGATTTACCAGGGACTACTCCGGGAACTGTAACTATGCCTGCATTTAGACTGATGTTTGCTGGTTAATCACTGCTTATTACTCAAAATTATTTGTCTTGATTTTTACAAATCAATTATGCTATAATATTTTTATTAGCTATGCGTAATATTTTGTAGCAAGGCTTTAAGGGAATATATGGAAGAAATAGAAAAAGCTAAAAGTTATACCCCGACAGAGGCAATGCGAAATAATGCAAAGCGCGGTCTTGAAGCTAGACAGAAGGCACCAAAATCTCAGAAGGGTGGATTTGATGCTAAAGAAGCTAAAGCTGCAGGGGTTGGTTCCGGTGTAGCTCGGGCTAGAGACATCATCAACGGTGATCTATCTCTTGAGTCAGTTAAGAGAATGTATTCATTTCTTAGCAGAGCCAAAGCATACTACAAGCCTAATGAACGCACAGCATCTGGAAATCTAACTCCAGGTACACAAGCATTTTTACTCTGGAGCGGACCTGCTGGTCTTTCATGGGCTAGAAATATCCTACGTCAAGAAGGAATCATTAAGTCAGTTGATCCAATGACTGATGAAGAACTTGAAGCTGAGTTTGGAGTTCAGATTACTAAAGCTGCAAATCAGGAATTAAAGCAATGCACCTTTATTGCAATGCTACCTGATTCAGTAGATCTTCATGGTGATTACACATCAGCGGATGAAGTAAGAAAAGCTATGGAGTCATTTAATAGATCCGAGAAGAGAGCTAACTTATTTCATGTATCAATGACTGACAAGTTTGAAGTTCTTGAGTCCTACCTAGCACCTGTTGATTTTATCCTCAATGATGAATTCGTTTCTAAAGGTACTTGGCTAATGACACTGCAAGTCAAGGATGACAGTCTATGGGAATTAGTTAAGTCAGGCGATATTAACGGTATCAGCATTGGTGCTATGGCTAATTGCGAAATTATTGAAAAGGAAGATGAATGACACTACAACGAAAAGCTAAAAGGAAACTGTCAAACATTTCCTTTGATTCAGAGGGTTCTCATATTGCCCTAGTCAGCACTAAGCAGGGAGGGCCTGCAAATGGTACAACCCTAGCAATCCTAAAGAACAAGAATCTATCAGATGAATTCCTAGCCAAGGCATCACAAGTAAAAGTAACAATGCCTATTGAGGAATTCCTATCTCGCTTCTTTGGTATGTACCAAGAGCAAGCTGAAGTCCTAGCTCGTGCTATGGGTTATAAGACTGTCCAGATGGATATGGCTGAACTTCAAGCTCAGGAAGAAGAACTCGACATGAAGGAAGAGATGATTGATCCTGAAATGCCTGAAGAGCCAGAAGGTTCTGAGTACGAGGATTGGATCAAGTCCCAACTAGAAGCCTTTGAGATTATGAAGTCAATGCAGGAATCAGAAGAGCTAGTTGAAGATCTAATGAAGATGCATGAAGATGACTATCTAGCAATCCTTCAAGATCAGGCTCGTATCGAGAAAGCATTCCGTAAGATCGCAAGAGCAGAGAAAGCTGCTGGTCTAAGCAAGGAATCAATTGACGCTAAGTCAGTAAACAAATCTAAGGCTGTTGCTACTGCAGCAGAGGAAGATACCACCTCAATCGCTAGCGAGGTAAGTAAGGAGGTTGAACCCTCTGAAGTTAGTAAATCAAATAAGGAAACCCCTATGACCGATATGCAAGAAGTTCAAAAAGAACAGAATGTAGAAATGGTTGAGAAGGCGCAATTTGAGTCAATCATGAAAGCTCACGAAGAGATGAAGGTTGAACTACAGAAGGCACAAGACCTGATCAATCAATTCCAAGCTGAAAAGAAGGAAGCTATCCTAAAGTCACGTAAGTCATCTCTGGACGCTGCCGTTAAACACGCTGCACGTTCTGAAGTTATCTTCAAGGCTATCAAGGAATGCTCCGATGAGGATTTCAACGCTGTAGTAAGCACCCTAGCTGAAATTCAGGAAGTTGTTGAAAAGTCCGCTCTATTTGAAGAGCAAGGTGCTTCAGTTCAAGATGAGGCTCCAGTTATTCAAGAATCTGCTGTGGCAAAACTTCTAAAAGCCAAGCAAAAGCAATAATTTAATAAATCTTTTAGGAGAAAAATATGCCCGTAATTAGCACTGAAAACGCTCGCCTATCTAACGTAGTTAAGAAGGAACTTTGGCCTGATCTAGCTTACAACCGTCTAGTTGTAACCGTAAACGAAGCTGCTGCTAAGTCCTACGTTCCCGGTACTGTTCTAGGTAAGGTAACTGCTACTGGTAAGTACAAGATTGCTGTTCAATCAGCAGTTGATGGTTCACAAGTGGCTGACGCTATCGTTATGCAAGAAGTCTCTGTAGCTGCTTCAACCGACACTAAGGTTCTAGTTCTCGTCAAGGGTCCAGCCATTGTTTCTAAGTCTGGTCTAGTCCTAGACAGCACCTACAATGATGATGCCAAGAAGGCTGCAGTTTACACTGCTCTAGAAGCCAAGGGTGTCCAAGTTAACGATGCAGTTTAATCGTTGATTTGATTTAAGAATAACTATTATTAAGGAATAAATACTATGGCTATTACCCGCTCATTCAGCAATGCCTTTGAGGTTACTGACTACACCCAAGAACTACTACTAGTACCGTCAACCTGGGGCCTAATTAATGAACTAGGTCTATTCCGTGAAGAAGGTGTTGCTCAACACACCGTTACCGTTGAATCACGCAATGGTACTCTAGGTCTAATTACTGACCAAGTTCGCGGCGCTCGTAATCTAGTTAATAAGGATGATACCCGCACTCTACGTAGCTACGCTATTCCTCACTTCCCACTTGATGATGCAATCAAGCCTGAAGATGTCGTAGGTAAGCGTGCATTTGGCTCTGCAGATGCTGCTGAAACTGAAGCTGCCGTTATCGCTCGTAAGCTAGAGCGCATTCGTCGTAATCACGCTATTACTCTAGAAGCTGCTCGTGCTCATGCAATCACCACAGGAACCATTTATGCCCCAAGTGGTACAGTTGCTGGCAATTTTTACAGCGACATGGGTATCGCTCGTACTGAGATTGACTTCCTACTAAGCACTTCAACCACTGATGTTCTAGGTAAGTCAGAGCAAGGTATTGCAGCAATTCAGGACAACATTCAGTCAGGTGAAGTCGTTGGCGGTATGGTTGCACTATGTTCACCTGCTTTCTTTGCCAAGCTGATTAACCATGCTACAATCAAGGATGCTTATCGTTATTACTCCAGCACCCAAGAGCCACTACGTAACCGTCTAGGTGCAGGTCTATATCGTCGTTTCCAGTTTGGTGGTATCGAATTTATCGAATATCGCGGTAGCTACAACGGTCAAGCTCTAATCCCATCCGGCGATGCTTACCTACTACCCACTGGCACTGCTGATGTCTTCATGACTTACTTCTCACCAGCTAACAAGTTTAGCTATGTTAACACTCTTGGTGAACCCGCTTATGTATTCACTTACAGAAGCCCTAACGATAGCGAAATCACTATCGAATCCGAGTCCAACTTCCTCAACCTAGTTCGTCGTCCACAGGCAATCTGTCGTCTGTATACCTCAAACTAATCATTGAGTAACGAAAGCCCTTCGGGGCTTTCTAACAAAGCATTTTTGTAGTAGAATGTTTCGTTAGAAAACAACAGCTAGGGTAGCTCCCGAAAAGATCGACTATCCACCGATCCTGCTGTCTGTTCTTAGTGGAAGTTTCGGGAGAAGCTATGAATGATTATTATGTCTACGGACACTACAGGCAAAGTGATAACATACTTTTCTATATTGGAAAAGGAAAGAACAAAAGAAAAGATTCAAAACAATTCAGACCTAAAAGTTGGCATGAGTTTACAAAAGATAATAAGTGGTATTCAGATATAATAAAAGATAATCTTTCTGAAGATGATGCCCTGAGTCTTGAAATAAAATTAATTTCTGAGAATATAGAAAATTTAACAAATCAATCAATACCTAGACCTGTAAAACAAATACCTGATTTCAGTGAGCTATTTCAGTACAGCGAAGATAGCCCTTCTGGATTAATATGGAAAAACGATAATATAGGTTCTAACGGAAGAGTTTACAATAAAGCTGGTACTTTAGTCGGTTCTGTAAAAGTCTCTGAATGCGGTAAACACAAATGCTGGAGGGTTGTTGTAGATGATAAAAGGTATTATATTCACAGAATTGTATACTCCATGTTTAATGAACTTCCAAGTAATCTCGTAGTTGACCATATAGATGGTAATGCATTAAATAATAAGATAGAAAATCTTAGGGCAATTACTCAGGAACAGAACTCTAGAAATATGTCAAAGTCTTCTGCTAACCCTCTTGGTGTTGTTGGAGTTACTTTTAAAATAAAAAACAAGGGTACTAGGTCTTACAGAATATACACAGCAATCTACAAGCTAAACGGTAAAAACGTATCTAAAGAATTCTTTGTATCCAAATACGGCGAACAAGAAGCCTTCCGTCTAGCTTGCGAATGGCGTAAGCAAAAGATAGAAGAACTCAATGCTCAAGGTGCAGGTTACACCGAGAGACACGGAACATAACCCTTCACGAAAGATATTCCTTGGAGTATCTTTCCTAAAGGTTTAAATATAATAACAAGGAGTACTATGGCACTAACCCTAATCCAACAAGTAAGGCTCTTAGTTCAGGATAATACTCCGGGGCTTTACATTATCTCTGATGAAGAGATTCAATATCTTCTAGATAAGAATTCAAATAACGTAAACAGAGCATCAGTTGAAGCAGCTAGAATCATCCTGTTCAACCTAAGTATGCGGTCAGATAGTACTGTCGATATCTTCAGTATTCGTTCTTCTGGTTCTGCTAAGGCATATGCCGATGCTCTAAAGCTGTACATCAAGGATCCCAACCTCAACAATGTCCTAATGAACCTTAACGGATGGGCTGGTGGTATCTCCAAGGAAGATATGCAGGCTAATGATTCAAATCCTGATAACGTAATTCCAGTACCTCCATCTGAATCACCTTTTGATTACGACAATACCCCAAGTAGTCCATTTGAAGTCTAAGGATCAGGTATGAATCAGTTCTTGCAGACAACAACTAAATTCATCCTAGATAACGGTATTGCTTGCAGCTTTATCCAAGTTCAAGAAGGTGCTTATAACGTAGAGACTGGTAGCTCTGTTAATTCAGAAACTACTTATTCAGTAACAGTGTATAAGAAGCATATCAAAGCTAGCCAATACAGCTATCCTGATCTTGTAGGTAAGGATGCTGCTATGTTTTACCTAGCAAATAATAGCCTAGCGTTTACTCCTGCTGTAAGAGATAAGATTGTCTATTCAGGAGTAACCTACGTAGTGGATAGTATTCAAGAACATGCTGCCCTAGGTCAGGTTGTGCTTTATAGAATCATTGCTCTCAAGGGTTAATCATGATTGAAGTAGATACTTCAAAGCTGGAGAAATCACTGAGTGACGCTGAAGTAGAAATTCAGAGAAAGCTGCTCGGTATGGTTAAGAAGTTTACTCTTAACTTTACAGAGGTTGCTGTTGAGAAAACTCCGATAGGTAATGATGTGCTTTTCAGAAGCTTCTATGATCGAAGAGAAGCTCCACTTCCTCAGGAAGCTGGTATGTCAAGAGCTAACTGGAATATCAATGAAGCGGATGACTTCTATCCTATTTACTCAACTGATCAGTCATTACCTTACTCAGATGCTGGTAGATACATGAATTCATTCTACAAGCTAGGTGAGACTTACTATCTAGGTAACGCTACACCATATATTAGGATGCTTGAGAGCAATCATTCACCTCAGACTCAAGGTGAAGGTATCATGCAACCAGTCATAGATCAGATAATGAATATCTACCAATACAATCTTGATGATTACTACAAACAAAGCTAAAGGATTTACATGGCTATATTAGAAATCAAGAGAGCGGCAGAGAGACACCTTAATAACTTATCACCGAGTATTCCTACAGCATGGGAGGGTGTTTCAATGACACCTCCTACTACGATCTACCAGAGAGTTCAGTTTGTTCCTAGATCGGTGCAAGACCCTGTACTTGGTGCTGGATTTCACAGAGAGATTGCAAGTTTCCAAGTATTCGTGTGCGCCCCTGTAAACAAAGGTACTGCTGAAGCTATTGCTCATGCTGAACTTATTAGGAATCATTTCAAGAAGGGAACAACCTTCCTTGAAAGCGGTATTAGGATTCATGTCCTAAGAACACCTCAAGTAGTTGGTGCTTCAGTAAGTCAAGATAGGATAGTAGTTCCTATCTTAATCGAATTGGTCGCTGAAGTTTATTCCTAAGCATGACTAATCATGGGATGAAAATCCAAGATCATTCCCAAATCATTTGCAAATGAAATTTAATTAATTGGAGAAAACATATGCCTATTGCAACAGGTCTTAATAAGCAAGTACGATATAAGAAAGAAACTACTTGGGGTACGCTAGCTGGTAGTTCTGCCGGTACTATTCTACGTCGAGTCACCGCAAACTTTAACCTAGACAAGGAAACTTATCAGTCAAACGAAATCCGTACTGACTACCAGATGCAGGATATGCGTCACGGTGTCCGTAGTGCTTCAGGTACTCTAAGTGCTGAACTATCACCCGGTACTTATGCTGATTTCATGGCTGCTGCTGTAGCTAAGAACTTCGCTACTGTCACTACAATCTCAGGTGCAAGCGTTACCATTACAACTTCAGGTAGTGGTGCTGGTACTATCGTTCGTACAACTGGTAGCTTCCTAACTGACGGTATCAAGGTTGGTGATGTTATTCGTCTAAGCGCAACTGCTAACTCAAACCGCAACCTACTAGTTACTTCAGTCGTAGCTCTAACCCTAGGTGTTCGTACACTAAACGGTACTGATCTAACTGCTGTTGGTACTGCAGCTGCTGTTGATATCTCCTTCCCAGGTAAGAAGACATTTGCTCCTATCACTGGTCACACTGATGATTCCTTCACTGTTGAAGAGTGGTACTCAGATGTTCCTCAGTCAGAAGTCTTCTCAGGCTGCAAGGTCAATACTGCTTCAGTAAGTATTCCTTCAACTGGTCTAGTTACTACTGAATTCGGTTTCATGGGTAAGGATCTAGCTCAGACTGGTTCAACTGCTTACTTCACTGCTCCTACTGCTCAGACCACCACTGGTATCTTTGCTGCTGTTAATGGTGTTCTACTAATCAATGGTTCACCTGTCGCTGTTATCACTGACGCTACCATCAACCTAAACCGCAATATGCAGAATGCAACCGTTATCGGTAGCAACAATATTGCTGAAATGTTTGAAGGTCGCATCCTAGTTGATGGTTCTTTCTCAGCTTACTTCCAAGATGGCACCATCCGTGATCTATACAACAATGAATCAGAAGCATCACTAGTTATTGCTATTACAACAAGCAATGCAGCTAACGCTGACTTCATCAGCATCACCCTACCACGCATCAAGATCAACAGCAATACACGCGATGACGGTGAGCAGGGTATCGTTTCTTCACATAACTTCCAAGCTCTACTGAACTCAGCTGGTGGTGCAGGTACTGCTTCAGAGCGTACCACCATCATGATTCAAGATTCAGGCGCCTGAGGGCCAAGTCTAATTCTGGATTTCATTAACCAGATTTATTATTACGAAGAAGTGGTTTAGCAGCCGTGAGCTAGAATTAGACCAATTAAATCCCTGCCTTAGCGCAGGGATTTTTTTTTTTTATTTACCTATCTTGTAAAGAAAGTTTCAATATGCTAAACTACATTTATCTGCTAAAGCAGGTGATATGAATTTGTTAACAAGTTAAGACTAAGGTGTACTGAGTACTACCTGAAACGAAAGGAAATATTATGGCATTTGATCTAGTTAAGCAGGACTTTAATAAGGCTGCAGAAGCAGGTTTTACCTTTGAACTAAAGCTACCTACTGGTGAACCCTCCGGTGCAAAGCTAACCGTTATCGGTGATATGTCACCAACTGTTAAGGCTTACTCACGTAAGAAGTTCTCTGAGTACCAGATGAAGCAGAGTATCGCAAAGCGCAAGGGTAAGGAAGTAGATGATCTAAGCCTGGATGAAGCCGAAGATCTAGCTGTTGAAGCTGCCCTGATTCGCCTAATCAATTGGACTGGTATCCAAGAGGGTGGTAAGGATGTTCCATTCAGCAAGGAGAAGGCTCGTGAAGTCCTGACTCAGCATTCATGGGTACGCGAGGCAGTGATGGCAGAAGCCGCTGATCTAACCAACTTTCAACCGAAGTGATCTAGATAGGGCACTGGAATACGTAAGGCAGGAATTTACTAAGGGGTCTAAGGACGACCCAAATAGTGAAAGAGCGAAGCTAGAAGCTGTTGAGAAACAGACAGGTATAAGACCTAAGGAACTTGATAACTTCCTTGAACTACCTGAAAGTTTTAGCTTCGTTTGGCATGACTTCCTAATGCTTAACTCAAGAAGAGCAAGTAATGGTTTTGGTGTTAATCCATTGCAGTTCAGTGAAATACTCGCTTACTATGAATTGCAAGGTGTAATGCCTCAACCTTGGGATGTTGAAATCCTAGTTCACTTCGATAACGTAGTTATGAGTATTTACGCTGAGAAGTCAAAGTCAGATGCTGATAAAAAGAAAAATAAGAAATAACACTAGCCCTCATCGTGAGGGCTTTTGTCCGTATGGATTATAGAAGTCCATAGAGACAAAATAAACAAAGCGAGATGATCAAGGAGCAATAAATACCATTTAATTTTTATGGGATTTATATTTATAAAATACAATAAAGGGTAGCTATGGATCTACAGGAATTAAAATTTATTGTTCGTACTGAACAACTTGATGATGCTGTCATTAAGGTAAAAGAACTAGGTGCTGCTGTTCAACAGCTTAATAAGCCCCTAAAGGAAACTGCTCAGGCTGCTTCAAATCTTGATAAGGCTGTAGCTAAAACAAACAAGGCAGTTGAGAGTCAAGCTACTGCAGCTAAGAAGGCTGCTGATACTATTGATCCTCTTACAAGGCTTATTGAAAAACTAGATCAGCGTCATAAAGACATGGCTGCTGGTTTCACTAAGGGCGAAGCAAGTATTCTTAACCAAGCGAGAAATCTTGGTGCTTTTGGTGCAGAACTTCAACCTGTAATCTCTTTGCTTGAAAAGATTAAGACTTTAAACAAAGATCCTTTCGATGCTTCCCTAGGTGGGGTAAGAAGTATTACTCAAGAGTTTGAGAAGCTGCAACAGAGAGCTAACCTAGCTGCTCAAGGTATTGTCCTGACAACTAAGCAGCTTGGTGAATACAGTAGACTAGCTGCCGAGGCTGCTGGTAAGGTTGAAGCTATGGGTCTTGATCCTAAAACTGGTGAAGGTCTAAAAAGATTTAATGATTTACTATCTGATTCTCAGAAGAGATATCTTGACACAGTAGCTGCTGTCAATAAACTTACTGCTGAAGAGAAGCAACGCATTGAAATGCTAAAAGAGCAGGAGAGACTAGAAGCTGCTGCTCAATCAGCCTCTGCTGCTAGGATGCGTGAGTGGGCTAAAGGTGTAGCTAAACAGACTGCTGAAGCTAAACAACTGGCTGATATGTATAGATCTGGTCAATCAGGATTTCAGATCCCAGGTCGTGATACTACAATGGATCAGGCTGTTGTTCAGTTCTACAAGCAGAAAGAAGCTGCTGCTAAGTCTCTTGCTGCTCAGGAAGCTAGGCTACTTGAGACTGAAAAGAAGTTAGCTTTTACTAATGCAGAACTAGCTGCTGGCCTATCTCAAGCAAGTGCTAATGCCCTATATGCGTACAGAACAAACCTAGAAAAGCTAGGTAAGTCACAAGAGGAAGTTGCTCAGAGAACATCAAAGTTCAGAGAGATGTTAGTTGAGAAGCAATCTCACAGCCCAATCAAGAAGATGGCTGATGATGCTGCTAAACTTAATGAAAGAATGGATCACCTATCAAGAGCTATTGCACCTCAGATTACTGACATCTTTGTAGGTCTAGCTACTGGTCAATCCCCGTTGACTATCATGCTACAGCAAGGTGGTCAGCTAAGAGATCAGTTTGGCCTAGCCGGTGTTGAAGGTAAGAAGATGGGTGATGCTATTGTTCAAGCATCTAAGACAATGATTCCTAGTATTGCTGCAACTGCAGGCGCTATTGGGCAGCTACTAATTTCTTCACTGATTGGTGCTGGTGAAGCAGCGGCAGGTCTTGCTGCTAAGATGTCAGGTCTTCCTAATATTATTGAAATGACATCTGCTAAGTCAATCACTATGGGTAAATTACTGTCTGCTGCCCTTGGTGCAGGCTTGTTTGCATTAGCTGGATCTTTAACTGCACTTGCTGTTGGATTTGCTCAGACAATTAAGCAGGAATCAGAGTTAAGCAAGGCTCTTGCAATTTCAGGTGCATCACTAGGTATATCAAGAGATACTGCTGTTATGTATGCAAAATCTCTTGAGTCAATCGGCGTATCAACAAGTTTTGCAATTGATGCAATTACTCAGATGGCTAAGGCTGGTGGGTTCTCATCATCTCAGATGGACATGGTAATTGTATCTGCTCAAAACATGCAGAAGTACGCAGGTATCGCAATCGAAGATACTGTCAAAGCATTTGCCAAGATGCGTGATAAGCCAGTTGAGTCCCTGGTAGAACTAGCCAAGAGTACAGGTCTTGTTTCACCAGAAGTTGTTAAGCTAGCTGTTGAACTTGATAATCAAGGTAAAGTTGCAGAGGCTGCTGCTGTAGCCATGAAAGCACTTGCTGATGCAAACTCAGCTCAAGCAAAGAGAATTGAAGAAGATCTGCATCCACTGCAGCAATTATTCATTGACCTTAAGGATAAATTTGATTCATTCTACAAGAGTATTAAAGAGTTTAGCAGAGGTGAAAAAGACACCCTAGGTATTAGAGCTAGAGCGCAAACTAGACTTGCAATATATGAATCACTTGGTCTTGATAACACGCTACCTGCTCAGAGAGAGAAAGAAACTCTTGAGTCACTAAATAGGCAGGCTCTACGTAGGCAAGAAAACCTTGATATTCAGAAAAAACAAAGTGCTGAAGCAGAAATGATCTCAGCCACCGAAAAGCTGCGTATTAAGAATCTAGATGAAGTTGGTAAAAAGCAACTTGAGATTAACAAGCTACGAAACGAGTTATCTGATATAGAAATTCAGTACGGTAAAAATTCAGAGTACGCAAAAGTAAGAAGAGATGCAATCCTGAAGATAGAGAAAGATATTCTTGATATCCAGAATAAGAAAACAAAAATTCAAAGAGTAGTGTCTATAGATAATACAGCACTTGCTAATCTGAATTCTTTGTATTCCGCTGAGATGAAAACCATTGAAGCTAATAACAAAGCCACTTTATCTCTAAATCAACTGTACTATGATCTAGGACTTAAGACCAGAGCTGAGTACATTCAAGATAGTACTTCAATTAGCAATCAGTTTGAGAAAAATCAAATTGATAGAACAAAGCAGTATATTGATGACTTAGTAAAACTTGAGCAAGACAAGATCGCTAGGATTACTGCTGAAAGAGATAAGCAAATAGCTAGATCACCCTCTGATGCTGGTGCCCTGAGAGATACTTATCAGAAGGAAGTTGATAAGGCAAAAGCTGAGTACGAAGGTAAGAGAGCAGTGGCTACTGAGTCTCTTGCTAAGATTGAAGCTGAGGCAAATCAGAGAGTTACTGAGTCATATAAAGTTCTTGTGAAGATTGTTAATGATTCAAAGAATGCTTATGATGAATTCACTAAGTCTCAAGAAGATTCAATAGCTAAGAGAAGAGAGCAATTAGCTCTTGAGCAGCAGGTTATTGCAATGCATCCACAAGATGCAGCTGGACTGAGAGCTAAGACTGAAGCTATGAATCAGATGATTCCTATTATTAGTAAACTTGAGAAGGCTTTATCTGATCTAGATATTGAATTCAGAGTCATGGAGTCAAGCAAATCCTTCGCTGACATGGAGCAGCTGATAGCTTTATCTGAAGCAAGGGCTAATGCTAGAAAAAATCTCAAAGACGCAAGAGCTAAATCAGAGGAATATGCTGACAAGGCTAGGATTGATGCTGAAACCTCTTACTACCTAAGTGAGTACAAGAAGGTTGCCTCAGAGATATCTGATGTAATGTTCATGGCACTGACAGGAAGAGGTGCTGATGCTGGTAAGAAGCTAAGAGATATGATTAAGGCTAAACTCATGGAGCCAATCACTATAATGATTAACGCAGTTGTTAATCAAGTATTCGGTGGTGCAATTGAGTCGCTCCTGTCTGCTGCTGGAATTAATTTACCAGCTGGTTCTAAATCAGGCTCAGTAAATGTAGGAAATTTAGTCAATGCAGCAAGTACAGCAAAGACTGCATATTCTGCTGTGACAACTGGTTTTGGATCAATTGGTTCAACAGCAAGTAGTTACTTTGATAAATTTGCAATGTCAAAATACGGTCAGCAACTTGGACTATCTTCAACAAGTACTGTTAGTGTTCCTGTTACAGAAATAAGTACTTCAGCAAGTGGTGCAACAACATCTTCTACTACAAATATAGCATCGCAGCAAACTTCTTTAACAGATATTGGGCAGTCAATATCCTCAGCAGCTTCAAAAGCAGCAATTGCTGTAGCAGCAACAGTTGTTGGTAATTTCTTATACAAAAAAATAAGTGGAGGTTACTCAATAAACAAGGGTATGGAGAGCATCAATAAAATGGCAATTGCTGCTGCCAACCTAATTCCTGGCATCGGTCCTATCGCATCTCTTGCGGTTGGTATAACTCAGGGTATACAGAATAGACTGTATGGTAGAAAACTAAAAGAAGTTGGTGTCATGGGCACTTTTGGTCCTGAAGGATTTGAAGGATCAAGATACAAGTTTGAGAAAGGTGGAATACTTAGAAGCGATAAGACTACTAAGTCAGCACTTGATACTCAAACAAAGAACTTCTTCAGTACTGCATTCGCTGTTACTAAATACGAAGTCCAGAAGTTTACTGACTACCTAGGTGTTGGTGCTAAGGAGCTTGAGAATTTCACTTATAAAATGAGAATTAATCTCAAAGGACTAAGTGATAAGCAAATTACTGAAAAACTGCAGAAGGAATTCGATAAGGTAAAAGAAGCAATGGCTGCTGCTGTTCTTCAAGGCAAGGACTACAGCAAGGAGAATGAAACTTCATTCGATACGCTAAAGCGCCTAGCTACTACCTTGCAGACAGTTAATGGATACTTCAAGGATCTTGGTGTTGCAATCCTGGGAACAGGTTATGACGCTGTAGATGCAGCTTTAAACTTCACTGAGTACTTCGGGGGAGTTGATAAGTTTGGCTCTAGGATGGCTAGCTTCTATGACAAGTTCTTTACTGAAACAGAAAAGACTGACAACCTGACTAGAAACCTAGGTGATGCATTTACTGCTCTTGGTCTTGAAATGCCTAAGACAAAGGCTGCTTTCAGAGAAATGGTACTTACTGCCATAAAGGCTGGAGATCCTGCTCTGACAAATAACCTACTTGATCTTCAGGATTCATTCCTACTTCTAAATGATTCAGCGGATAAAGCTGCTGAAAAGATGAAGGAGTTAGTAAGTTCAATCGTAGATGAAGTAAATAGACTCCGTGGTGAAATACTAGGTGATGCAGCAACTTCAGGTGGTCTACAAGGTCTAATGGCTGAGTTTGCTACTGCAACTGCTCAGGCTCGTGCTGGCGATACTACTGCACTTGAGAGACTTCCAGAACTAAGTAAACTAGTTGAAGAAGCTACTATTGCAGGCGCTACATCAGCATCCGACGTTGTATTTGCTCGTGCTTGGCTAGCTCAAAGCCTGCAGGATACCTCTGGGGTAATTCAAGGTACACCTGTTGTAACAACACCTGATGTCGTTACCCCAACGATGACGGAGGGTTCTGCTGGTACTACAATTAGCTCCGCTACATCATCTCAGACTGATCTGATTGCTGCTTTGATTTCAGAGATTCAAGGTCTTCGTGCTGAAGTAAGAGCTGATGTTTCAGCTAATACCAAGACAAGTAAGATCCTAGAAAGAGTAAATCAGAATGGCGATAGACTCAGTGTAACTACAGTCGCTTAATACTAATGCAGGAAGGTGGTGAAATATCCACCTTCTTTTTAAAGGATTTCTATGCAAATTAAAATTATTAAATTAGAAAATTTATCAGGAGGTTCTTATGCATGTAGTAAACCCTGATCTAGTAACAACTACAGGTAGCGTAACAAGAACTGGAACAGCAACTTACTATGACTCAAATGGATATCTTCAGACTAGTTCATCAGGCGCATTAAGATTTGGATATCATCCATTCACTCTTGAGTTTGTAGGTATTATTGTAGAGGCAGCAAGTACTAATCTTTTACTCCAGAGTAATTCATTTGAGAATGCTTCTTGGACTAAGACTAACATTGCTACTATTACAGCTAATACGCAGACTGCTCCTACTAATACATTAGCTGCTGAATCAATTGTTCCTACAACAACATCAGGTCAGCATTCTCTTGTTCAGCAATTTAATGCATCAGCATTGTCAGGAGAGATCTATACTATTTCAACATTTGTTAAGGCTAATGGGTATAACTTCGTAAGACTTCAGTTTGAAGGTACTGCTGCTGGTACAGGGTATGCATTCTTTGATTTAAGTACTGGCTTAGTTGCAAGTAGCTCTGGCCTTTACGCTACCCCAGATGTTGAAAAACTTAAGAATGGTTGGTATAGAGTTTCAATAACTAGACAGTTAGTAGCCAGTGGAACACTAAGTGCTGGCATTTATGTTCAATCTACTGACAATCAAACAGGTAGTTGGGCTGGAAATGGAACATCCGGAATTATCCTATATGGTTCTCAAGCTGAACTAAAGCCTAAGATGACAAGTTATATCCCAACGACTACAACAACTGCTCCTAGAGCAGCGGAAGTAATTACAGGCTCTGGACTTGTATATACTTCAGTAACTAATGCTTACGCTGAGTGGAGTTCAGCAACAACCTACAGTTCAGGTCAAATTGTTACAGTTGGAAACTACACAGGCAGCAATACAGTGACGATAGCTAACTCAGGAACATATAAAAGCCTGACAGATAGTAACCTAGACAATAACCCTTTAAGTTCACCTGCAAATTGGGTTAGAACTGGCCCAACAAATCAATTTGCTGTGTTTGACAATGTAATTAGCTCTGTCACATCAGCTACAACTGAATTTACATTCGTTGTAACAAGTTCATCTATTGACTCAGTTGCTGTACTTAATACTGTTGCATCAAAAGTTGCAGTTGCTGTATCAGATGCAAGTTATTCAAGTGCATATCTTGGTAACGTAGCTTATTGCAGAACAACCCAGCTATCAGGTACTGAATCAATTGACTGGTACAGCTATTTCTTCTTTGATGAAGCAACTCAGAAAACTCAATCAATTAACTTGAATATAGCTCAGGTAGCTAATGGTCTTGTAACTATCAGGGTTTCAGGAGTTGGAACTGTATCTGCAGGTTCTTTTATTGAAGGTCAGCTTAAGGAGCTTGGTGGGACTCAGTACGGTGTAAACGCAGGTATAATTGATTACTCAAGAAAAGAGACTGATCAATTTGGTAACACTTCACTTGTTGTAAGAAATTACAGCAAGAGAATGAATGCAAAAGTCTTCTTGACTAACTCAAACCTAAATAGAGTTCAGAGACTTCTTTATAGCATTAGAGCTACACCTGTACTATGGATTGCAACCGAAGATCCTTTATTTGAGGAGCCATTAGTAGTAATGGGATTCTACAAGGATTTTGATACTGAAATTGCATACCCAACTCATTCACTATGCAACCTAGAAATTGAAGGTCTGATTTAATAAGGAAATAATATGGCAGCACAAATTTCAACTTTACCTACTCCACCGAGTAGACAAGATCCAGCAAACTTTAATGATAGAGCAGATGCTTTTCTGGGTGCTCTACCAGCTTTTCAAAGCCAAGCAAATGCTCTAAGTACTGAAGTTAATACAAGAGCGGATAATGTTCAGGCTAGTCATACTGCTGTTCTCGCAGCGACTAATATTACTAAGTGGGTATCTGGTACTACATATGCAGAAGGTGCAGTAGTATGGAGTCCTATCAATGGTTTAGGTTATCGTAGAATGATAGCCGGTGCTGGAACTACTGATCCTAGCCTTGATACTACAAACTACAAGCAAGTAAATGGTACTGGTGATGTAAGTACTTCTGGTAATCAAAGTATTGCTGGTAACAAGACATTCACTTCTCCTGCTTCATTTACAAGTACTGTTTCAATTTCTGGTGATCTTCAGATAACTGAAGGTGGAACTGGTGCTAGTACTGCAGCTACTGCTTTTGATAACCTAAAGCAAGTAGCAACGGATAGCTATCAGGGTGTTGTTGAACTTGCTACAAACGCAGAAGCTCAGGCAGGTACTGACACGGATAGAGTTCTGACACCATCATCTATGGTTGCAGCAAAGATTGTATCAAGTACCCCAGTAGTAACGACAAGTGGAACTAGTGTTGTAGCGATTAATGGAATTCCTTCATGGGTAAAAAGAGTTACTATTATGTTCAAAGGAGTAAGTACAAATGGTGACAGTTTACCGCAAGTACAGCTTGGTTCTTCAGTCTATGAAACTACAGGGTATAATGGAAATGTAACACATGGTCCAAATTCAGGTTACTTCGCAAATATTACAACTGGATTTCCACTTTGTGCAACAGGACCAGCTTCAGCATCTAATATAATTAATGGTGTAATGATACTTACACTTTTTGATTCAAACTTTTGGGTTGTGACAGGGACTGCAATCTCAAGTACATATTCACTTGTTGGAACTATGTCAGGAAGCAAGCAACTATCAGGTGCATTAAACTTAATCAGATTAACTACAGTTAATGTAACTACAGGTAGTACAACTGATTTATTTGACGCAGGATCTATAAATGTTTTATACGAATAAACAAAAATGGAAACTCAAGCATCAAGTACATTAGATGTTGCATTAGCAGCAACAGGTAGTAAAGCTACATACACTGGTTCTGGAATGATACTAAGTGGTTGGATATTCAGCTCTGAATTTGCAGTTCTAGTTGGTATCGTAATTGGTATTGCTGGTTTCTTAGTAAACTGGTACTACAAGCACAAGATTGCAAGTGCTGAGATTAAGTTCAGACTTGATGAACTTCATCTTAAGCATGAGCAAGCTGAAAGAGAAAAAGTAGAGCATAACTTCAAGATGAGAAGTATGAAGGTTAGATGCGATGACCACAAGGACTGCGATCATCAAAACAATATATGCTTAAAATTAAATGAATAACCAAAGGAGGACTCCATGTGGTCAGTAACTTTTTTAGTGATTTACTACGGAGTCCTCTATAGGATTATTCAAGAGGCTTTCGGAGGTAATAAGAAATGCTAGAATTTATTGGTAGTGGTATCTTAGGTAGCCTCTTCGGTGGCTTATTTAGGCTTGCTCCTGAATTACTTAAACTAATGGACAAGAAGGATGAACGCAAGCATGAACTTAGTATGATGGACAAGCAGCTTGAATTTGAGAAGCTGAAAGGTTCTATTAAACTGGAGGAAAAATACGCTGACTTCAGCACTCAAGAACTTCAGGTTATCCAGAAGGCTTTTGAGGAGCAATCAAGTACTGCTAGTAACTCATACAAGTGGGTAGCTGCTCTAAGTGCTTTAGTACGCCCTATGGTTACTTATGTTCTTTTCGGTATGTACGTAGCCTTTAAAGCTGCAATGATGTCATATGCTTTTAGCTCAGGAGTTCCTTGGGTTACTGTAATGCAGCAAGCATGGAGTCCTGATGACTTTGCAATGCTTAATGCAACCCTGACATTCTGGTTCATTTCTAGAAGTATTGAACGGTATAGCAAGTAATGAACATCCAACTAAAACTCAATGAAGTAAAGCAGATATGCATCAGTGAGTTTCTAATTCCTTTTGAATCCTATCATAAGAAATTAGCTAATGGTGATTGCATAGCTTATCCAGACCCTGCTACAGCTAAAGACCCTGAGAAGAAAGGTGAGCCTTGGACTATAGGTTATGGCAGTACTTTCGATGAGAATGGAGTCAAGGTAAAGCAAAGTGACATCTGGACTCACGAGAAAGCCTTAAGAGCTAAGGATGCTGCACTGAACTACTTTCTCAAGGCTTTACTCAGTCTAAGCCCTAAGCTAATCAAAGAAGATTCTAGACGGATAGCTGCTGTACTCTCTTGGTGCTACAACGTAGGCATGGGCAACTACAGAGCTAGTACGTTTAAGGTTAAGATTGATGCTAGAGATTGGGATGAAGCTGCAGAGCAGTGCAAACGCTGGGATAAGGCTAATGGCAAGGTACTTGCTGGTCTTGTCAGGAGAAGGGCTGCTGAAGCTAGTGCTATTAAAAAACCATAAAAAGAAACCCCGAGGTATTTCTACTTCGGGGTTTTTGTTTTATTTACTTAGATACTTTTGCAGTTCAGTGAATCCACCAATTAGATTGTCACCAAACCAAATTTGAGGAAAAGTTCTAGCAGTTGGATTTGATTCAAAGAACTGCTCTCGTGTCCAGTTACCTGATTCAACATTGCGTTCTTCAAAGTCAATTTGCTTTAGCTTTAGAAGAGATTTAGCTTCATTGCAATACATGCAACGATTTTTACTCCATACAACTACTTTCATAGACTCCTTTCGTTTATTGACAAGATTCGCATTCACCCTTCGCTGCCTGAACTCCAGCTTGAGTGTAGATATAGTATAGCGCAAGAATATTAGGATCTTCAAACGCTTGCTTATGTACTTCAGCAATCCACGCAGGGTCTTCATCTGCAGCGAAGAATAGATTTAGACTCTGCCATTGATCAATGAACCTACTACGAGCAGATGCAAGCTGTAGAATTGATTTCTGATTAATTTCAAAAGCAGTCTTGAAAACTTCCTTTTCTTCTGCAGTCAACCAATCTACATGCTGAACAGATCCTTGTTCGTCTGTGATTTGCTGGATATTTTTTCTTGTATACACACCTTTCTTTTTCATAAGCTCAAGCAATACTGGATTTACTCGATCTACTTCACCAGCAGATGTAGCCTGTACAAACGTCATTGCTGGATCTGGATTGATACCTTCAGAGATACCACCCATTAGCAAAGCAGTTGATTTAGTTGGTGCAATTGCAATCAAGTGAGTATTACGTACACCATAACCTTTGCACCAATCAGGTTCACCTAGTTTAGCTGCCATATCCTTAGTTGCTTTTGTTGCTTCATTCCAAATAAATTCTTGAATTTCCTGACTTAGTTCGTAAGCATCATAGGATTCAACAGGCATCATCTTTTGCATCATAGCTGTATGGAGACCACAAAGACCAAGACCCAAAGCACGACTCTTTTCTGTAAATCGAACAGCTTTCTCAAGTCCTTTAATACCTGTTGCTTTTTCTACAAACTCACTAGCTACGCAGTCAAGAAATACTGTAGCCCAGAATACGGCATCTGTCTTTTTCCATTCATCATACTTACTTGCATTCATTGACGATAAAACACAAGTGTACGTATGGTCTTCATCGTTGAACAGCATGATTTCAGAACATTGACCTGTTAGGATACCGTTAAATACTCCCATCCCTCTTTCTTGCTCAGTAAAGCAGTAAGTATCATCAACACGACCTTCATCAATAACTTCTGAGATCTTTACAAACTGAGAGCATTCTCGGTTTGGTTTGTGATCTGTAATCACAAGTCGCTTTGGATTGAATCCCATACCCTGAAGTGTTACGATTCCAGTTTGACCAAACATGATTCGCCAAGAAGTTTGACAAAAATACTCTTTAGTTCCACCAGTGCCATCATTTGCAGGCATATCTCTATAACTGGCGTCTGAACATTTCGTAACCTTAGATGAAACTCCCATAGTTTGCAGCATCATTTGAATTTCTAGGAGAAAATCTTTATTGACACTGCTTGCTTGAATACTCTGTGTTTTACCATTACGGCATACGACACCATCACCATCGAGGAAACCTTCTAGCCATTTAACTTTAGATTCAATAGTGTAGTCACCGCTTGGAACAAAGAACTTGTCTTTTAATACAAAAGTAGTTCCGTATTCCCTGTTTTGCTTTTCATCAACAATCCAATTCTTGAAAATACTCATGTCAACGAAATTTTTAAGGTTTCGTTTTTCATGGTAAAAATAAAGTCTTTGACCATTTCTATCTAGGCAACCGTCTGCACTAAAAAATCCATTTTCATATGCATAGTCTAGCTGTTGATTGCCTTGGATAATAGGGAAATCGCATTTTATTAGCTTATCGCCTGCTTTAAGTTCATGTGCTCGCTTTTCTACAATTTTAGTATTTCCAGAAATTTCGTTCCTGATTGCAACATAAAATTTGTGATAAGGTGTACATTCCAGTTCAAAACCACTATTTGTTATTACCTTTAGAAGATTTTGATTTTCTCCAGTTTTCTTAACAATTACCTTTGAAAACTTCTTACCATTCCATACATTAACAGTTTCGTTTTCTAGATCAGAGATTTGTTGATAACCTTCATCCGTTAGGATTAAAGTCTCAGGTGCAACACACAATTGACTATTATTAATCTGTAAACCTTTATCCTTATACATAACAGGACGCTTTGCATTTGCCTTATCAATAAAGAAAAAGTATCCTTTACCAAGAATCATTTTTGTTTTCATTGCTTTCTGAAACCTAGCAACAGCATCACTATCACCTGAGTTAAGTCGATCAATAAATGATTGTTTAATTGTCCAACCAATATTTAAATCATCAGGTTCAGAAGACATATAGTTGACTACTTCATAGAAGTCACCATGTTCGATATCAAGATAAGCTGCCCATGCACCTCGTCGAGCTGTACCTTGAGCAATATTTCGCATTGCACTTACATGCTCCTTGATGATTGGAAGTACACCAGATGCCTTCCCACCTACAGAGATTTTAGACCCACGAGGACGAATATATGAAAGGTCAGAAGCAGTGCCAAATCCGTATTTAGTTAGCATTGCAACTTCATGTAGATTGCTATAGAAACCATCAACAGAGTCAGTTACTACAGTCCCTGAACAACTAACAGGCATACCCCGATTAGTGCCCATATTTGCAAGAACAGGTGTTGAGGGAGATAGCCAACCATTCCACAGAAGATCGAAGAACTTATTCTCTGCTTCAGGATACTGATCTTTTACATGCTTTGCTGCTGTGCTTGCAATTCGCTCAAACTGCCCTTTAACTGCTCGATCAGTTTCGTATAGGTACTTTTGTTTAAACATTTGCCAGCCTGCTGTTGTATACCAGTCCGGTACAAGACCTTCTTCTTGAAGTTTTTTGCGCTCGTTACTAAGTTTTTCGTACAGATTTTCAGACATTAGTTGCTCCAAATAAAACTAGACTCATCCCAATTACGGTGATATTGATTACCTTGACCAGCAAAGAAATCATTAAACTGGTAATCGTTGATTCCCTTATAGAACCATTCAGCGATTGGATTATATTTTACATCAAAAATCTTCTCAAGGCCCATGTCCTTGAAACATTCATTAATTCTAGACATCACAAAGTTTTCAAGTTGATGTGCAGTAATTCCTTCAATTTTACCTTTCTCAAAAAGTTTTGAAATGATTTGTTTTTCATGTTCAAGAATAAGCTCTGCTGTTTTCTTTAGCTCAGATACTACTTTTTCTTTATAAGGATGTTCTTTAAACTTTAAATTAAATGCATAAGCACTTGCTTTTGAGTGAATCGCCTCATCACGGACGCTCAGGTTCAATCCACGAACTACATTTGCAAGTTTATTTTTTCCCTGAGACTGATAATGCTTTAGAAAAGCAAAACTAGAATAGAGAATCACACCTTCAACCATGCAAAAACTACCAAGGGCTACGCAGTCATCTTTATTTGAAATCATCTCTCCAATGTGCTCAACACGAGAGCTTAGAGTTTTATCTTCTTGATAAGATAGGTAAAACTCAGGAGTATTGATATACAGAAGCTCATTAATCTTATTATAGAATGGTCCGTGAACCGCTAGTTCAAACATACTGAATACACTAGCCATCCTGTGATAGTCAGCACGATTAAAGATTTCCTTGAAACGTCCAGACCACCACTCATCTCCGGCATGAGTTTCGTAAATACTAAATAGCTTTAGTGTAGTAAGAACTGCGTGTTTTTCAGCTTCAGTAAAATTAGTCAGCACATCTTGTACATCTTTTTCAACTTTAATTTCATCTGGAAGCCAGAAAATTTTCAGCTGCTGTTCTGCTAGTTCTACAACATTCTTATCTTCATACACAGGCACTAAATGATCTTGCATAATATTCCTTAATTAATTACTTACCCTTGAATTCCCGAGCATCCCTGCGCTCTAGGATTTCCTGAGCATCTTCAGTCAAGCACTTTTCTCGGTAAAGGCTTTCGATAATCTTACTACCACCGGCTTTATCAATCGCTTCCTTTGAAGCATATCCTGATTTCAACCAAGTATCATCAAGCCTCTCTTCGCAAATCCATCTAGAACAAATTACTACTTCATTAAACCTATTTCTATGCTGAAGACCATCTTGTCTAATGATTGACTTTTGGACATCTACACCAAGGTTGTACAAAATGCTTTTAAACTTTTCTTCGTCTTTTTCAATATCGCAATGCCATTGCATTGCCTTTGAAAGTTCTGACTCAGAGATAATTACCTTAGCTACGATAGCTGAAGGCTTTACTCTCTTTTGATTATCCATGTTAACTCCTTTACTCCTCCCTAACTTTCGCTAGGGAAGAGAATTATAGCACTCAGAGCATGATCATTCCAGATCTTGATCGTACTTTTTATGAGGCTTTTCCTCAATAGAAAGCCACAGCATTAGACCCATACCGATTCCAAATGCAATAGCAACTAGGAAAGACATGATATCTGAGGTCATTTGAATTCCTTTTCAATTTCTTCAAGATCCTTCTTTAAACGAAGGACGTATCCACTTGCATCAAGGAGTTCCTCAAGAAGGTGCTGGCACCATTCAGAAGGTTTCAGGTCAGTACGATCCAAGGTAGTACCGTACTTCTTGATCCCCGTTTGGCTTCGCTGAAGAAGCATCTGGCGAATTTCACTAACAATTGAATCCTGCATACTCATTCCTTAAATCCATTCTTTAGTTCTTCTGGTACACAACAAGTCAAATCGTTGCTTTCAAAGTTCCAAGGCTTACGAACCTTGTCGTTTGAATCCTTTATAACAAATACATTGTATTGCGCGTTGTAATCAGTCCGAGCATTAATTGAATTAGCCTTTAAAGCCTTGACTGACTGTTGAGCAACTTCAATATTAGGAGTAAACTTACTTAGGTTATTAGCAGCAGTTCGCTCCATTGCTTCCTCTACATTGATACCGAGGTTCTCAAGTTTCTGCAGCAAGCCGATAGTCACAACCAACGTATCAATTACACCATCAAGTACTTCAGTTGGATTATTATCTACAAGACCTTCAGAGATTTCATCAACTTCCTCATAGATAAGAACAAGTTGCTTCTTAAGATCATTCAGACTAACATCATTATCCTTGCCTGCAATTTCATTAAATGCATAGCAGCTTTCGGCAAAGTCAGCGATCATAAGTTTAGTGCTCTGTTTCATGTTATTCCTCAGTTAGAACTTCAATATCTTGCTTGTTTACCCAATTTAGACAGAAAGGTTGTTCTTTCTCTCTAGTCCAGTATGCCTTACCATCTTCATAAAGAGCAATGAACTCTTCGTTGATATGCTGACTATACCACATCATTGCATTACTGCATGACTTGATTTTAAATTTAAAGTTAACAGGTTTCATGATTTACCACTTAGTCATCTTTAGTGCAGCATGGAATCCAGCAACGATATCATCATTTGCTTTTACGTACTGCGTGTTTAGAGTCTCAAATGATCCATCCTCAAACTTATTGACTACGATGCTTGTACGAACATCTTCATACCCAAGACGAGGGTGATTGAGAGCAAGGACATGAGCGCACTCATAAGTGCCATCTTCAGCAATGAACTGCTTAAGATCCTCTGGAACGTACTCCGCTGATTTTTTAACAAATACTGCTTCACCTTGAAAATAAACAACTGTCTTCTCTTTCTGCATGATTACTCCTTAGTTTTACTTTGATAGCTTCTCAGCTTCTTTCAGGATTTTGATGAAGTCATCATACCCTAAATCCTGCCTCTTGAGAGCAGCTTTGAAAAGATTTTTTCTCTCCACTGCATTCCTACCTGCTTGCAAACCTAGCTTCTCAAGGGCTACTTGCATGCCCTTAGCGTTTAGCTTGTTGAAATCAGTACTGACTCTCTTCATCCAACCGGGGTGATATGGATGCCTTGAGTAGTCCTGCTCCAAGTAAGTAGCTAGGCTTCGTAGGATATCAGGTAGTGGTTTGTCAGTCAACCACTGAAGACACCTACGATACGCATTAAAAACTAAACCTTCAAAAGCATTTGTGTTTCTGTTAAGAGAGGATCTTACATGCTGAGATACATGATCGTGGTCAAGGACTACAACCTCCTTGAAAGGTTCATTTAGGATTGGATCAATACCACCTTGCTCTTTAATTAACTTATTTCTGTAGTTCTTTACGTCAGTTGTTGTTCGTAGGCTTTCTGTCATGGATATCCTTCATATTAGTCATCGCAATAGTCATCGTACTCATAGCCACTCCAGTCAAAAGCGCAGCAGCATTCCCCTGGTTCATAAGCAAAGCATAAGCATTGATCTGTAGAGATCATCTTGCCTTCGTGATCCCTAATGTACTTCCTATAGCTTGAATCCCAATGATAGAACTTACCTTTGTATTCCTTGGCAATAATCACAATTGAACTCCGTATTCGTTAAAGAATTTTTCTACATTCAGATCATCATCCGTACTTCGTTTCATCCTCGCGCAGGAATAGTAAATTTGCAGCATTGATTTCCAGTCTGCTTTATGCTCTGAGCCATCCCATGCTGTGTATATGAATTCCTCAGGGTACCACTTCTTATATCTCCCTTTTAGTAATTCAAGAACTTCAGCAGGATTTCTGCAATAGCTAAACTCTTTGTATGCACCAACATCTCCGTACTTTGTGGCAGCTAACTTACTTGGCTTATAACCATCACTGCTATCACCAACTGTACATTGATATGCAATCCAAGGTACACCGTAGGATTTGAACTTACCGTTCACTAGATTGACTTCGTGCATATCATGTACCAGTACTAGATCATCATAACCTGCGCTATATCCTCCAATATGAACACCGATAGCCTGTCGTGAGTCCTTGTCTTCGGAAAGCAGAATAGATTGCCTTGACTTACTTGCTTCTGTTGCTAGCAGCAAAACCTCATCATCGCACTCGTGAAATTTAGCCTTGCGAGCTTTGAACTTGTGCTTGAAGTAGTTGTGAGCCTCTTTAAGGTGCAACGGTCGCAGCGTATCTTTCCTGAAGTCTTTGTACCGTGTTGGTAGTGGTAGATCAAGCCTGAAGTTATCTTCGTCACCAGCAACAAAGATTACATCCTCAAATTGATAGCGTTCTAGAATAGCGTTAGCTGAATGCTTAATCAAGGCTAGGCAGTTAGCAATATCTTCTGGCTCTTGTCTGTCTGTAATACTGTAGTCTTCAGTGATTTCCTTATCTTTTGACTTCATCAATTGCTTGAACTCAGTTCGATTAGCAAATGACTTCACAATACCTGTTGGTTTATGCAGTACATCAATGAATCTTTTCTCAGTCACGCAAGCCGCTGAGTAAATTAAAGTATCAGAATCAACTACCACTAGTGCTTTACTCATAATCATCCTTTACTGCTTCATATGTCATCTGAAAAATATCATGCTTACACGGATAGTTTTCTCCGTTTACACCAGTAATAATCCAGTCTCCCGGTATAACCACATGTTGTCCTTCTGGTGTATCAATTACACCCATAGCCATCCAAGTCCAATAAGGTTCTTCTCTTGAGCAACCGGATGTTCCTAGAAGTTTATGAATCTCCGTATAAGATGTTCCCCTTACGGCAGAATGATCTCCTTGCTTGAACCACTGAGTAGCTTCAATCACAACAGGCTTCTTACGATATTTCATTTTAATCCTTAAGATACAAAAATACCCCGAAGGGCTAACCTCCGGGGATTATACATCAACTCCGAGAGATGTCGATCATCTCTAGGGTTTCTTCTGACTTTTCCTTAAGCTCAGTAACCTTGTTGTTAGCTACTGCCTTGGCTACGTTTGCGATGATGCTTGCATTCATACCTTCTGCCTTGATCTCTGACTTGATTTCCTTAATCTCTTCTTCGATGCTCTGAATCTGCACGTACATCTTAGTCAGCTTAGAGATTGCTTCACGTTGGTCCATCTTTGTTCCTTTACTTTACTTACCGTTTATACGTTGTCAAAAGCCTCAGCAGGCTCTGTACGCAATGGATTTTACTTGTTAATTTGAACCTTCGTCTTCAGGACACCCGAGAGTACTAGCACTGCAAGCCAAGTGAAGAAATCATAGGAAATTGCAAGGCTAAACAGGGTATTCAGTGCCCAGATAACAGCTAGTGGACCTACTGCAATAAAGAAACCAGCTAGAGTAATAGCAACTACAAGTAGAAGTGCTTCCTTAGTATTACGTGTCATATCAGTCCTCCTTGTGCTTTGTCTTACGTGCTTCCTCAGCAGCAAGTTGTGCTTGAATCATATTTCTTTTAAATGCATTACGCAGTGTCTTGTTAGCAATAAAGCACATCATTCGCTTAGTCGTCTTTGACAGCTTAAAAGTGCTAGTTGGCTTTAGGTTTGGCTTTTCCATCTTATTCCTTAATTATTTGTCTTGAGGAAGACTGAAGTATTCATTCATGATGTCAAGTACATCATCCATAGTGTACGCATAGAACTTCTCATGAACCCATTCATTATCTTCTGAACGACCTGATGCGATAACTACAAAACCATTTGAGATCTTTTCGACTTCAATAGTAGTATTTCGTTTTTCAATCATCATAATTTTTCCTTTAAAGGAAGATCCGAAGACCTTCCTTTGATTTACTTAACTATCTTAAAAAGGCGAATCGGAAAGATCATCGTCATCTTCAACTACAACCTTCTTCGGCTTTGCAGCAGCCTTTGCTGGTACTTTCACTTCATTACCTTCACCATCATCTGCCTTTTGCACTTCAAATCCAAACTCAGAACCATCTGCACTACTTCCAGAATCTGCACGTTTGTACTCAATCATTTCAGTGACAAGTACATTCTTGAGTCGAGCAAAGATACCCATCTTACCTTCATATGACTCAATGCTGATTGCACCGACAGAACCATTAGCTGGTAGTACAGAAGTAGTAACATCAACCAGTGTATTACCCTTCTTCTGGAAGACTTTTGGTTGGTACTGAATTGGCACTGGTTTTCCGTTACCTAGCTTTGTGTTCTTACGTGCAGTGATAACGTATTGCTTACGTTGATTAGGGAACGGAGCAGGAATCTTATAGATTGATTCAAACTCAGAGGTCTTTACTTGCTTTGCAGTTTGCTTTGGGTAAGTATCATCCCATGCTTCTGCATCATCTTCGCTTACGACGATACTTGCCTTCCATTCTTCGCCCTTCTCAGCAGCGAAGCACTGCTTTGGCTCGTTAACTTGAACATAGACCAGAGTACCGTTTAGCTTTGCGATTGACATTGTGTTTCCTTTCAGTGTGTTAAAAAGTTAAGCTGTTTATACTCCAGCTTACGAGTTGTTTTAATTGTATCACAAATTTTAGCAAGTACTCAACATTTATAACTTGCTAAATCTTGGTGGGTGCTGCCGGAATCGAACCGACGTACGCAGCCTTATCTAGACTGTGCTATACAGAGGTATAAGCTCTGCTCTTAAACCAACATTAGCAAAGCACCCTTATCTCTTTAATGATTCATATGAGCATTTTCTACAACAATAGAATTTCTCCTGACCTGATTTTGATTTAAATTTAAAATTTCTAGTAAGAATTTCAAATTCATTGTTACAGTTAGCACACAGAAGTTTTGTGTATTTCTGATTACCTGAGTTTTTCCAGTAACTTTCTACTTGCTTACTTAGGTTTTCATTTTGTGACAATATTTGTAAATTGTTTATCGAGTCATTTGTGCAGTCATTATCAATATGATCAACCTGTTCTGACTTTTCAAGAAATCGTCCTAGTTTGACTGACATTAAATATCTTGCATATGAGATTGTAGTGCGGATAGAAATATTATCAATTAAAATTAGATTCGCTTGCCACCTATTTTCTTTTCTATGAAAAACTTTGTAGATCCAATATTTATCAAACGGATATTCAGCTTTTTCTCTTTTCATAATAATTTTTAAGTTTACTTAGCATCACCGACTGGATTCCAACCAGTGACCCGTTACTTAGAAGGTAACTGCTCTATGCTACTGAGCTACGGTGATATTAAGTAAACTCAACAAATCACAGCATTGAGTTTACCACAAAAACCTACATCAATCCTTGCTTCTGCAGATTTTTCTTAATCTCTTCAAGATCCTTGATCATATCATCTATTTCATGAGGACTTACTGAAATGCTGCAACCTTTCTTGCTACCCTGCATCTTAGTAAGAGTATGGTACATCTGATTATACACAAATTTTACCATACTTCAAACCTCAGTACTTCTTGGAAAGCTCAACGAACTTCTTGAATTCCTCATAGTTACCATCACGAAGGATTAATTCAACCTTTAAAGTGATGTAGTTAATGTAATCATCAAGGCTAGGATCAAGACCTAGGCTTGTGTAGTACTTAACGATGTCAAGAATTTGCTCAACAAGCTGCTGATTATACACTGACTTCATTACTTCTTCCTTCTTTTTCCAAATAATCTTCTGTTCATGACATATACTGCTCATGAAATGGGGATCTATAGTGCAGAAGTAATCTTCACCCTCCATTGCACAACCGGAGCAATCATTGTAGGTGAGCTCAGGATGAGCTTCGTACATAACCCCGTTTAGTTCATATTCAATCTTTTCTTGCATGATTTCTCCTTGTGAGACTTGAGTATAGCACAGGTTTTTACGCCTGTGCTTGGTTTTTTAGTGAATCTCTGCTGCGTTATCACCTACCTTGTACTCACCGTCAAGTGGTACCTTGATACCAAGAAGTGTACCAGCTTTCTTTATTGCATCAACGATTGATTTACCAACCTCTTCAGCAACCTCTGGTTCTGTCTGCATATCAATCTGATCATGGAAGGCAGCAAGCCGCTGAACCTTGAAACCCTTGTAAGTGTAGTATGGTCGTCCAAGGTCGTCAATCTGCATCCAACCTAACTTGTTGTCAAGAAGACAGGCTGCGTAGGTGATGACAGTAGCACCAAGGCTTTGCCCTGATAAGTTTACAAGCAAGTGCTTTGATCTTGCAGTCAACAACTTACCATCTTTTGCCATGATGTATTTCTTAGATCCTTTTGTTTGCCACTCTTTCTCGATATGCTCCTTGAACAACTTAAGACCTTTATTAGCATCCCAGTAACCTTCGTATGCCCTTGCACCTTCTTCATCCGATAAACCCAATGACTTTGTGAACTTCTTAACAGAAGCACCATACGCTAGGCTGTAGGCACCAGTCTTTGCTTTGTTTCTATATGGCTTAAACATTGGATCATCTTTATTAAAATCCTTACAACTTGGATCGAAATCCTTTGTCTGTTCTGGGAAGAAAATCTTAGCATTGAACGAATGAGAATCCCCGTTAAGCACAAGGTCAGCGAAAGCACCGTTGTCGAAATCATACGTGTAGTCAGCAACTGTTCTATTTTCAAGAGCAGCAGCATCAGCAGAAACGTATTTCATATCATCGTCACTAACAAACAATGACCGCACCTCATAACCCTTGATAACTTCTGGAGATGCTTTCGGTAGATTGACAATACAAGAATGCTTTACGCGAAAAGTTGGAGTATATCCTGTAATCTCTGCAGGAAGCCTGCCATCAAAGGCAAGCCTCCAATGATCAAGCCACCCAGAAACAACAGATCGCCTGTTACGTAGAGACAAGAACCTAACGATCTTTTTTGGAAGTTCACCGTCAATAAGCAACAGATTTGGGCAAATCTTACCCATCTCTTGCAACTTTGGTGTCGTTGTAATAACTTCACCCTTATCGTCACGCATTGGTTTTCCAGTATTAGGATCTCGTTTAAAGTTCCAAAAACTTGGTCGCCATCCACGAGAAATCAGCCAGCTCTTGATGTCATCTCCATCTTTAATTTCCATAGGAAGTTCAATGTCAAGCAACTTGTTAGCCTCGATTTTGTATTCTTTACCATAAGCAATAAAAGAACGATCCTTGATTTCTGCATTGTGTTTAGCAATCCAGTTAAGCATCGTAGTGCTTAACTCCCCTGACTTCTTAAAAGGCTTTGAAGGAATTGTATAGAATTTCTTCTCACCCTCTTTTAGTTTTCTTGGGGGGAGCTGTGGAAGAACCTCGGCTTCAATATCAAGCATCTCTTTATCAATCTCAACTACTAGCTTCTTAGCTGCTTCTTGGTTGAACTTTATCCCGGTGTAAGCCTGCGCTGCATATAGATAGTAATCCTTCTGGATAGCCTTGAAAGGCTCTTTGTGCTGACCGTTATATTCATTACCATAGAAACCTACGTACATCTTATTCAGCTTTCCTGCAAGATTTCGATAAGTGTCTACGGTTACATTAACGTCCTGCTGGCAATACGTAAGCATTTCTTCAGAGAACTGCGAGAAGTCGTGAAAGTCGATCTTTGCATTACCTAGTTCTTCACCGTAGGAAGCAAGACTATGCCTTGGACGATCTGGTTCTACAAACTGAGACAAGATAAACAGATCAACGATACGACATGGTTGCATATCAATCCAGTCCTTACCTTTCTTACCTACATGGAAAGAAATACCAAGGTGCTTCCATAAAATCCAGTGATCAAAACCTATACCGTTGAAGGATACAACCATTGGTTCTTCACCGAATGAGTTGTGCCACTCCATGAACTTTTTGTAGGATGCTTCCTTACCTTCCTTGTACGGGAAGATGTCTAGCTTTCTCTTCTTATCAAGAGACATCAATGAGACAACCCATACTTGCTTGCTTTGCAGGTAGAAGTTATCGCACTCAATGTCAAAGCAGTATCCTTGCGTCATGGTTTTCCTTTCTTACTTTAAGTGAAGTATAGCACAAAAAGAAAAGCCAGCGCAAGGCTGGCTGTTGGTTTTAGCTCTGGCCACAAACGTGCGGAGGATCAGAATAAGTTTTTGTCAGTCTAAAATTAATTAAAGCCTTGTAAGCTTTTTCTGTTATAACATCTTTAAACTTTTCAGCAAGCACTTTTGCATATGCTTCCTTTGTATTTTTGTAGGCAATATGTGCATCCATTGGATCATCAAAATACCCAAGATATTCTCTGCCATTATCTGTGTGACACCTTGCTACATACCCTTCTTTTGATCCTACAGTTGCTGGTTTAATGTACTGAACTCCAATAGGTAGATCGTGTGTTGTCTTTGACCAGTTTTCAGCAAGAAATACGTTTATCTCTGATGGCAGAAATGTACAATTTTCAGGGGAATACTCTGTACCATTACCTAAAAGGTCTTTGTCTAGATCATGACGCATGTTCCAGTTAGGTTGAGACAAAGCCCATTCAGCAAAGTTTTGAAAGTTGAACCAGTCTTTGTATATATTTACGAAAATATATCTTCTTCCAGAATTTTTAACAATTTCTGCAGGGTTGTAACACCTGCCAATCATTCTGTGCCAATAACTATAAATTTCTTCTGGCGCTTTTTCTCCATCTTTCTTAAGCAAATTAGTGAACCTACCTTGCCCAATAAATCCAACACCAGCAACAGACGGTTGATTACATGGTTTAAAACCTCCTGTTTTTGCATCCCTCGCAGAAATTTTCTCAATAGAGCCATCCTGCATACGAACATAAACTTCTGTAGGAGAAACATATTTCTCTATGGTGTACTCCCAACCACTATTTGTTGTTCTTTTTTGACCTACTTTTATCCCTGAAGTCGGATGACCAACATTTTTGTGCCTTAAGCAGCTTGCAGTTGTTTTCACAACAGAGCCATCTTCAAATTCAACTGTTACATCAGTCGCTGATTTATACTCAATAATTTTTACAAGTCCGGAATTAACTGCATAGACATCACCAACAGCAGGAACGGAATCAATAGGATGCCTGCCTCCGCATTCTTTTATTGTTGAGGTTTCCCTTGTGCATTCGACTCCATCTTTCAAGTATCTAATCTTCCAAGTCCCTCCGCCTATTTTTTCAATTAGCTCAAATTCAACAGAATCTCGGTCTTTATGAATGTCTCCCGGAAGCATCTTGAATTTTGTAGGATGCAGCGGGAGTCCGTTACTTAGATAACGTTTTGTTGTTACTAGTTCTACTCCGTCTTCAAAACGAATCCTAATTTGTTTTGATTTCTTTGCATCAAGTACTTCATATGTAAGTCCTTGCTTATTTTTACCAATAAAACCTTCAGTAAACATATAATCTCCTTAAAAACTATATTTTACCACAGGTTTTATTGGCTGTCAAATAATATATCTTTCCTAATCCTAGTCCTAATCAGAAAGCATCAATAGCTTCTTCCTCTGCTAGGACAACTTGCCAAGTATTATCATCAATCTTAAATTCATCGCATACACCAAGATAACCCCAAGGGCGATTTTTAAGAACAGTCAGACGAACATTCCCGCGACTACGATCAGGCATGATTTGCGGTTCAAGACCAAGGATAATGAAACTAAGCTGTTCCAAACTGGAACTGCCTCGCATTGACTCCTTTGTGACTTGTACCCAATAAGGTTCGTTTTCTTTGCCTTTCGGTGCTACAAACTGGTTTGCGTTAGTGCGATTGATGTGTGACACTGCGATCACGCAAACTTGATTTGCTGCGCAAAATGCCGCAAGCTCAGTCATAACAATATCCAGTTGTTTTCGTTCATTATCAGTCTCAAGACCAGAAATAACCATTGATAAGTGATCCAACATGATGTACTTGCATCCTTCAACCAAATGCATATGCTTGATCTTGTTCATAAGTTCTGAAACAGGCAGCGATCCGAAATGAGAAAGCATTACTAACTTATCATTATTTACAATGTCATCATATGCTTCTTGAATTTCTTCCATAGTAGCAAGTTCTAGCGGTTTATCTTTAAACTTTAGATAGTTTACTTTAAGTTTAGATGCCACTAGTCGTTGCATTGTTTCCTTATTTGTCTCTTCAAGATAAATCATACCGATCTTTTCACCAGCGTCAACAAACGCATTAGCAAACAAAGACAAAACAGTTGATTTACCAGTGTTTGAAGGCGATGTAAGCAGAACTAACTCAGATGTACGGAATCCGTGAATCTTATCCATCAGCTTAGGAAATGAATCCACATAAATACCTTCTGGTCGTGGCTCAAGTAATTCCTCAAGACTAATCTCCCTTGCTTTAACAATCTTCTCAGCAGAATACGGTCGCTTACCAAACTGAACCAACTTTGCTAGATCATCTGAACGTCCAGCTTGCATATAATCAGATGCATCTTTAAATCCATCATCAGGGCTTACAGTCATCAAACTAATACCACTGCCAACAAAAGCACTAGCAATAGCTTCTCGTGCTTCGTGCCCCTTCATGATACCTTTCTTGGTTTCTGCTGGTGTGCAATAATCATCGTCCAGAAACAAGGTCCAAGAATCGTAAGATCGTACAAACTCTTCGTTATGAAGCATATTCTCAACAGCGTTTGCTGTACCGAGATTGATGCTTACAACAAATGGCTCCATCCCCTCGTACTTTGTGCCTTTGACACTTTGAACCTGTGCTTGGTACACAGACATAGTATCCCAAAAGCCTTCTGTAATAACTAGAGAATTGTGCTTGCGGTTAATACATTCAGCAATCTCTTGGCCGAATAGCTTGTTACTTACAGTAACAGAACCAACAGCGGTCCAATGACCTTTTTCTTCTTTTGATTTTGTAATATCCTGCTTCATGAAGCCTACTAACTTACCCTTCTGGTTGTATGAAGGGAAGTAGAAAGCAGTTACTGTGCTGCCGTCTTTTTCAGATACAGTAGCGCGTACTCCAAATCGCTTGCAGGTTTCTTTACTAATCTTACGATCTACCGCATCGTAGAAGCCGTATTTTTGAACTTCTTCGATAGTTTCTTTAGTTTCAAACATGAATTCGTTTTCCTCGTTGTTTAGAGATTTCTTACCTGCTTTGAAGTAACCCATTTACTGATTTCCTTTCAACTTCTTCATGAAAAATTCTTTGTACTCTTCACTACGGTATTCCACCACAGAATAATCATCTGAGATCCACCTGTACTCATGAATTTCACACCTATAGCACCAGCTACCGTCAGGCCAAACGAATACATCTTCTAGGTTTTTACTCACATATCTCTTTCATATCTGAACGCAAGAAACACAGGAAGCAGTGCAAAGTTATCCTTGCTACCGCATGAAGTGCATGAGGTATGTTTAATAAACTTACTCAAATGCACTCCTTGGAATTACTTAATTACTCATACTTCAACAACCAATCATTTGACACAACCTTAAAAGTCCTGTCTGACTCATGAGATTTAAACACAAATCCCTCCCTCTTGCAACCCGCCAGTACTGACTTGCCATCAGCCTTAGCTAGTAACGCATCCTTTGTATCATACAGCAAATACTCGCTATCAACTACAGGTACGTGCTTCAAGCCAAGTTCTTCTGTTAGTTGCTGCCTGCGATAAGGCATCAAGTATCCTACACCTACGATGTAGATATCAAAGACAAAGAAGTCCAGACCTAGCTTGTAGTTGTTTCCGTTGATACCTTCACCGCAGAGTTCACCTTGGATTGCATAACCGTACAAGCCAAGTCTTTTCATCTCTACCTCTGCATTGTACTTGATTGCAGCCTTCCAGTAAGCATTGCTTTCGTCATACTTAAGATCGTAGTTCCGAGAGCATACATGAAAGTCACCATCCTTGTCAAGGTAGAACGTGCAAGAACTTCCATGTAGCTTCTCAGTGACCTCATAGGTTTCCCCATGATACTGCTCTATGTCAATGTTCTGTACTCGCTCCTGATCTGTCTTAGGGATTTTACTAGGGAATACTCCACGTACTTGACCAGCTAGTTGAGCGGGCAGCTTAGGTTCCCACTTAATAATACCAAGTGATTCACTTAAATCATCACCCTCTGCGTACTCCTCATAGACATCATCGTAGGTGTACTTCCGCAAAGCATGCCGATCTGAAGCGTTATAGTAAACGTGAATAAAGTCAGGAATCTCAGAAGGATGCATGATAAGCCCTTGGCTAATTTGCTTACGAAGCCGAATTGTACGTAAACGCTCACCTTGTATTCCTTCGTATTCAGAAGGTTCCTTGCCTTTAGATAGGAATGCAGCTAGGTAGTTAGGTATAAAGCTATCAACCTCAAAATAAACTACAGCATCGTTTACTTTGTACTTCCCTACCTTATCAACAACCCACCAACCGTCTACGCGGTATGCCTCAATTTTATCAGCACCTTCGATTGCTTTGACTTCAGAGATACGCCGAATGCTTGCAAGTTTACGCATTATTCACTCCACAAAACCTTGTTGTTTAACCTGTTGCAATAAATATTTAGCTTTTTCCTTAGAATCAATTAGGCAATGAATTCTCCAAAAACTTGATGCATTTGACCAATCAAAGAAATCATCCTTGTCGATAAAGTACCAGAAAAGAATACCTCTTTTTGCAACTACGTATTTATTACCTACTTGTCGTATATGCCATTTGAATGGGTTATAGAATTTCATTTATATATCCATTTCACTACGAAAATCCAAGAACACAGGAAGCAATGGTACACCATCAGGACTAAATCCAAAGTACTGCACCTTAGCTAGTCTACCACAAAGTTCATCCTTAGTCTCCCAGAGTTCCTTGCGTTGCTGCAAGGTAAATCCTGATCCTACGTTGAAAGTCCTGCCGTCAGGTAGCTTGCACACAAGGCTTCCTAGCTGCTCAACAAGCACCTTACCTTCCTTGCTTGTACTGCGCTTAGTATACCCTAGTTCGTTCTTCTCTGCTTCGTTCTGGTTGCTCTCAAACTGCTGGTATCCTACTACCTCAAACTCCATGTCGTCAAATCGTTTGTACTTCTGAAGCTCAGGAGTCCTTTTACCTGACCTACCGCATTTGTAGAAACCAAATGCATCACGAACCATTACGCCTTCACCACCTGACTCAAGTACATCCTTCTCAAATTCCTCAAGATTAACCAAACTTGCTGAAACTGGAGGTACTGAGTATTTTTCAGGAACAAAGAAATGCTGAAGAACTTTTACACGATCCGGCAAGTATTTCTCAATATCAAGTAATTCACTAAACCTTTTATACCAGTAAGTATCAGGAATGTACTTATCAAACAGATATACATTAAATTCATCAGTACTATCCGCTGACATACAGAAGCTAGTGGTCCTTTGAAGAACACCCTCTGCTGTAATCCTAGGGCCAGCAATAACTTCACCATCGCAACTTTCAAGGATCTCTGCGTTATCCTGAGCTAGCTTCTGCAGTAGCTTGTTAGGCAAAGGCTTAAGACTTCTGCTGTAAGCAACACCACCGAAGAACAGTACACGCACGCCATCCAACTTCTGACTGCAATACCTAGTGCTAGGTTGAGTGCTGACTTTATCTTGGTTGATAGCTAGCATTGGCTTGAAATTATTTGGAATCATTATTCATCCTTTTGATTAATAGCATCATTAAAACCCTGCTCGTAAGCAGCTTTCAACCACAACATCATACTAGCTGCCTGGCCTTCTCTTGTTCTAAATTCATCAAGTGAAGTATAAAACCTTTCACTACGTAAACCAAATCCTTCTACTTCATTGAACCACTCAAGGAACTTCTCTTCAGTACTTGCTTTAGATTTTTTCACACTTTAAATTCCCAGCAAATCTTTGTTACTTCATCTTTTGGATCACAATCATTAATAATCTGTTCAATAATGTTCCAATCTCCACCTCCAAGACCAGCACCAATTTTAGGAAAATTAAGAGTACAGGAATAGCATCTTGCTTTTGAGATTGCTGCTGTAAATACTGTAGCTAGAGCTGCATAGTTAACATATCGCTTTTTATCTCTACCGTAGTTTTCTTGCACAATAGCATTGCCTAGCATTAAGTCTGGCTTGTTATGTAAATCTGTGCTCCAAATAATCTGCCCTAGGTATAGACGATTTTGACGCTGTTCATATTCTAACTTGTAGTCATAATACGCTTCTGGATACTTCTGCTTAACAGCAAGAGCAACCCCAGAGCCCATCACGCCTTGTGCATTACATCCGTGAAGGATAATACCTTCTGTAACGTCAAGTAGATTGCCTTTTCTGTATTTAATCATGCTTTCCTTTTATATCTACAACCAAGTTATTCTTTATGCACTTTCTGATGCATGGCGTATTTTTGAATTGTTCCTGTGTCATGTCTTCATAACAGCTTTCAACAATAGAAGCACATTATTTTCTCTGCATTACATGGTCCTGCATTCATTAAGTTAATTATAAAATCGTTCACTGCGTAATCCAAATACCTCTAGTTCATTGAACTACTCAAGAAACTTTATTCAGTACTTGCCTTCATTAATTGCTTCTCTATGCTTTAGGAAATAATAAACAGCAAAGACATTACCTTGTATAAATGTCTCACTGCATACTTGGATTACTTTAAAGTCATTCATATTCATTCATTGAAGTCACAAATATGAATTATATGATTACTATCACCAAGCAAGAACACTTCATTTCCTATCTTAATTGCATAGTTCAATTCTGAATCATTGCGAGTAGGTTTAAAAGTATAAGGTGTGTAGATATCGTTGTACCACACCTCAATGACTTCAAAAGGTACTTGCTTGTATTTAGTCTCTTGCATATCAACCTCGGTAGTTAGATAAAACAGCTATCATTAAGTTAATACTCTGAACAACCATCTGTTGCTCCTGAGAACTCAGCATACTCCAATCTCTAGGATCATTAGTATGCTTCCTGATTGCATCCCAATATTTAATTACATCCATCAATCTTTTTCCTGTATTCAAGTTCCTTAAGCATCAAGTCCTCAACGTAAGTACCTTTGATGTGCTTCTGAGTATTGAGTATAGCTTGGATATGCTCCTTGCTCAAGTACTTCAGAGGTCTACGTACTGGCTGATCAAGTCTTTCACCACCAGCATCATACCACGAAGTCCACATGAAGTAAGTCCTTTGTTCATCAAAAGGATCTTCAGTAGTCACGCAAAGATCCTCAGCAGGAACCTTGTTGATACTTGTCCTGATATAAAACTCCATACCATCGCAGAAGTAAGTCTCACCTGTTACTGCATCAACGTGCTGCTGATAGTCCCACCTATTCTTACTTTCAATTACAGTGCCATCAGGTGTACGCCACGCGTTACGAAGAAATACTATTGTCATTTTAGTTTAACCTCATTCCAAAATGCTTTGTAGCTTTCCTTATCTTCCTTAAAGATAACTATAAAGTTCATGTGATCTTCCCCTTTGAACTCAGGTAGTTCGTAGTATTCATATCTGTAAATCCAACTTCCATCCTTCCATGCAAAGACATCATCCATACTCTGATTGAACATACTACCTCCTTAGTTGAGTTAAGTTACTTTAGCATAGTTACTTACTCTTATTCATTACTTATTTCTATTATTACTTAGTACCTATAGTTTACTTATATTTCCTAGTACTGACCTGAGATGAGCTGAGATTCGTGAGTGATATGCTCTTACTCAAAGGACGGACTAACCCTATCCCTTAGTAAGCATAGCACTCAAACTGACCCTCGAATCGCTTCGACTACGCAGAGTGTCCCTAATCTAACTCTCCGGATAGGGTCAAGCAACTACTGACTGAACAGCTTTATGCTTGATCTTGCCATCCTTCAAGCCTCTTCGGCTATAGGGAATCCATATTGATGCCTCGTTGGCACCTTCTGGACATATGTACCGGCAGTTCCCCGTAATGAGCGCACCGAGGTTGCCTCATGGATGCAAGCAGGGGAGACTTGGTGAACCCCTTGTGTACCACAACCTCCGCTGCAGCCTAGCTTGCATGAAACCCATGAGGTTTTTCTGCATGACTGCAGTCTAGCACAAGTCCAAGTAGGAAAGCAAGCGGTGCTGGTAAGAAAAAAAAAAGTTCAAAAATCTGTTGCAAGCTGCTCTTGTCTTGTGCTAAGATAAAAGCACTTTCAACAAAGGAGTACTCATGAAGTATCCGTACACTCAAGGTTGGCCAACCAACCCATTCAAGCAGTTGACTCCTGCTGAGATGCAGAAGCTACTCAAGAAGATGCAAGAACAGCGACGTAATGAAATGGAGGATGCATTGTGGTAACACTACGACAAGCCGCCCAGCAGGCGATTAAGGCTCTGGAGCAAGCCATTGAATTTGCCCAAGCCTTGTTGAGCGCAAATGCGAGAAAGCCATCACCGCCCTGCGCCAAACCCTTGAGGCAGAGCAGCAGGATGAGCCGTTTGGCTATTTCAAAGCTGAACCGTTTGGCTGGACTGATTGCGCCGAAACCGACGAAGGCGCGGTTGCGCTATATGAACGACCGCATCAACCAGCGCAGCAGCCGCTGAATGTCAGCGAAGAATTTGCGGCATTTAAGACATGGTTCGATGCGTGGTTCATTGGTGATGGCGATATTGTCAGAGAAATTCCGACCCCATCAGATACTACATATGACCAATACGTCAACCAATACACGCTTGGTTTAGGGGCGTGGATGGCCGCAAAGCACAACGTAACAAGCAAGGAGCACAAATGAGGAATTGCAACTGCGAGCATTGGCAGATATGCCCTACATGCCAGCCGGAACGCTTCGATTCTGAAGGCAATCTGAAGCCGCCAGAGCCAACGCCGTTGCAAGCGTGCCAAGCACAGGTGAAGGCGCTAACCAGCGCATTGTTTCAAGCGCAGGAAGCTGCTAAGGCATTAGTAACGCAGAGAAATCCACTGTCTGAAGTAGAAATTCGGTCAATAATTTTTGCTGTAGATAGGAAAAGCGGGTCTTTTGTTGACTTCGCCCGCGCCATTGAGCGTGCCCACGGTATCAGTTAACAGGAGCACACAATGACACAGATCGGACTGCACAAGGTAGAGATCATCGAAAGCGAAGCAGGTTGGGGACAGAAGGTAGACGAAGTGCTTTACTTCGCAACCGAGGCCGAAGCCCGGAACTATGCTCGCAACTACAACCTGCGTTGGAACACTGCAGACACAGTGCCAGACTTGTATATGGCTGCGCACTATGTAGGCACCGTCAAGTGATGCTATAATAACTGCATAGACACTAACACACAGGAGCAGACTATGAGCGACAAACTGATACAAGCCGCACAGCAGGCGCTGGAGGCGCTGGAGCTGTTGCGTACTGGATTGATACAGATGCGCGAGCACGCTGAGAAGTATGGAGAGACTTGGGCCGGAGCATACGTTAAAGAGTTCAGAGACATGCTTCCAGGCTCCGCAGAAGAAAGGTTCCGCTTACTGAACGCTATGCAGCTTCGCTTGAAGGGTGTTGCTGATGGAGTCGTCAAAGGATATGACGCTATCGGCACCCTACGCCAAGCCCTTGAGGCCGAGCAGCAGGTTGAGCCGGTGGCGTGGATGGATGTTGATGATGGTGGAGTTCGCTGCGGGCTTGAGTTCTATAACGCTGGCACTGGAAGGGAGGTTCCGCTCTACACCCACCCGCAGCCACCTCGCCAGCCGCTGACGGATGAGGAACTGCGCGACGCACTGCGTAGCTGCCCACACGACACAGTGGAGAACCTGCGCGTTCGCTGGCTGTATGCAAAAGACTTTGCCCGCGCCATCGAGGCAGCTCACGGCATCAAGGAGAACACATGACCCGAGACGACATCATCCGCATGGCGAGGGAGGCAGGCATGTTTGACGGGTGGTCTTTGAATGACGACATGCTTCTACGCTTTGCCGCCCTGATCGCCGCTGCCGAGCGCAAACGCTGCATCGAGGCGTGCGAGGCCAGCTACTACTGGCCCAGCGGGCCGGAAGGCTGGTTGAAGTACGCCGTAGAGGCAATCCAAGCAAGGGGCGACAAATGACGCCAGAGTTCAACGCATGGTGGAACGAAGGAGAAATCACCACCGACAACCCATACGAGGCAGGTTCACCGGCTTTCTGGGCATGGGAAGGCTGGCAAGCTGGAGTTAAGATTGAGCAAGAACGCTGCCGTAAGATTGTTCAAGAAGCCTTCGATGAAACATGGTCAGGAACCGAAGCATGGGAATTACTTGACAGGTGCATATCTAAGATATCCAGCAAACAGTAAAACCTGTGCTATACTTCACTTACAACAACCAAAGGTAAATCATGAGAACCAGCAAAGTTGAACTTCTTGACATGGACTTCACTGTTACGTGGGATTACTATCCTGCTGTCAAGGGTACTTTCTACGAGCCTCCTGAAGATGAGGAATTCTGGATTGAGAACCTTGAGTACAATGCTGAAGTCGCTGAAGAACTTGGATTCAAGCCTGAGGACTTTGATGATTACTCATTCCTCAAGGAGTTGTTCAAGGAACTCAAGAAAGAACTTGAGGATGAAAAGGAGTTAAATGATGACTACTATGCTCAAGCAGATGCTGACTACTATGCTCAATGCAGATGCGAGGACTACTATGCTCAATGCAGATGCGAGGACTATTAATGAATTCATTGCATAAAAAAGAGTTTGAGAGATTTGCAGCAAAACTTAATCTGTCGGAGCATGATGCACTGATTGCTTATGCTGCTTGGTGCAAAGCTGAAGCAGTGTGCTTAGGTAAGTCAACTCAAGAGGCTGCTTTGCTATCATCAAGTGCAGTAAGCACATCAAAAATCTACGAAGTTATTCGTAATTCACTTAACAAATTTAAACTTATGAAAGAAAACACCATGCAGGAATTTGCTGAAAACCAATTGACTAAGCAAGAGATTCAATTCCTAGTTATGATCCTTCGTGATCAGCTTAACTCAGCAGCGGAAGCACGAGGTGGTATGAAGCAGTACATTGGTGATTTGTGGAATCAGTGCGATCCTGATAATCCTAGCACTTACTATGAATTTGAAAAGATGAATTGCATGAAGACTGACTTACGAGTCTTTGAGAAGCAGTACAAGAAACTGCAAGGCATTCAGAATAAACTCAAGAAAATGCGTTAAGGATTTATCATGAACTATAAAGTCAAAGTAAAAGGCGATATAACAAAGGTTACTGCTAACGGAGAAGGTTGCTGGAATTCAATGGTAAAAGGTGAAGTCCTGCTTAAGTTTGAGAATACAGGTAATGGATTCATTGCTAAATTCCCGAGCTATAGCTCAACGAATCAGGACAACTACATTTGCCTTGACTACGATGAAGCTCATGAACTTATCTTTGCTTTGGTTGAGCAAAAGAGTTTCCTTGAGATTTCAGAGATTGACTATTTGATTTCTCGTCTTGAGAATCAGAAGAGTCTAATTAAAGAACGATATCAATTGTTGAACTCAAAGGATGACTCGCAAAGTTAATATTCTAAGTACTGCTTACGACAAGAAAGGAAATGTCATCTCAAGGGGTGGTAATTCCTACTCAAAGTCAAATACATGGCAGAAGGAATTGAGTATAAAAGCAGGTATGTCCGAGGAAAGGATATATCTACACTCAGAGGTTGATTGCCTGCTAAAAGCTAAGGGTAAGAAGATTCATACTTTAAAGATCGAAAGATACGGTAGTCAAGGTGAACCAAGGATTGCTTTCCCTTGCCCTAGCTGTCAGCTTGCAATTAAACTGTCAGGTGTCAAGAAGGTTATCTTCAGTACTGAAGAAGGTTTCAAGGAGTGGTTGGTATGAAGGATAAATATCTTCTTGCTTTCATGGATATGACCGAGAGGTTCGGTATGACTTCTGAAGCAACTAGACTGAAGGTTGGTGCTAGTATCGTAAAGAATGGCGCTATAATCTCTCTAGGTGTCAATGGGACATACCCCGGATGGAGTACAAACATCTGCGAAGATTCAGATGGTAATACTCAGTGGTTCGTTAGACACGCAGAGCAAGCAGCACTTGATAAACTAATCAGATCCACCGAATCTTCGGATGGTGCTGTCATGCTAGTAAGTCATGCTCCTTGCAAAATGTGCAGTCTAAGGATCAAGGATTCAGGAATTTCTGCTGTATACTACAGGAACACCTATCGTGATCTATCAGGTGTTGAATATCTTATAAACAATGGAGTGCTAGTAAAGCAAATCTAAATGAAACTTCTATTCTATAAACCTGACCTAAGCTGGAGTATTTGCTCTGATGAGATTACGGAAGATGAAGATCAAATCTATTACGTAGTTGCAAAAGCACTTAAAAATAATGATCAGGCATTCATGCAGATTACTGTTAATAATGAAGTTATATTCATTCAGCCTGAGATTTATAAGCAATGCCTAATCAAGATCGTTAAATAAAAGGAAATCATGAAAGTAAATCTAGTCGGTTACACACAACCATCAGAAGAATTTGCAGAGCATTTTAGCAATGCAAAAGAACTAATTGCGTACTGCTCACGTGTATCTAATCCAAGCAATCAGTTTAATAATGAAACAGCAGATAAGTTAATTAAATACCTTATCAAGCATAAGCACTGGTCGCCAATGGAAATGTGCAGTGCTACACTTGAGGTTGAGACTACACGAGATATTGCACGTCAATTCCTGCGTCATCGTAGCTTCAGCTTTCAGGAGTTCTCAAATCGCTATGCTGATCCAACTAAGGATCTTGGGTTTGTGATCCGTGAAGCTCGACTTCAGGATACAAAGAATCGACAAAATAGCATTGACCTGACTTCAGAAGATCAAGATCATAAGGAACTACAACGACTGTGGGTTGAGAAGCAACAGCAGGTGATTAAGGCTGCTAAGGATGCTTACACCTGGGCTGTAACTAACGGCATTGCTAAGGAGCAAGCACGAGCAGTACTACCTGAAGGAAATATTGCAAGTCGTATGTACATCAATGGAACAATTCGATCATGGATTCATTACATTGAAGTTCGTACAGATGCAAGTACTCAAAAAGAGCATCGTGAGCTAGCTCTTGAAATTGCAAAGGTAATCTCTAAAATTTTTAGCTTGGAAGAAAATAACTGATATGCAAGAAATCAAAGAACCAAAAGAAGTTAAGAAGCTAATTAACCGAAAGGAATTGATTTCTCTAATTAGTCAATCATCAGGTTATCACAAGTACGAAGTTGAGGATTTCCTAAAGCACTTCGTTAAAGTAATGCAGGATGCTGTTATTGACGATAACAAAGTAAAGATTGAAGGTCTAGGTGTATTTCAGCTAAAGCACTACAAGCCACGAACCTTCTATAGTGCTTTTAATGACTTGGAGTACAGCGTAAAGACAGCACCTGCTCTTAGCCTGAAACCCGATACATGGATTCGTACTATGCTGCAGGAAGCATATGGTGCCTCTTCTGAGGTTATTGAGAAAGAGCAAAAGGAAACGGAAAGCTAATCATGCATGGCAGTTATTCAGACACTAAGGAAAAGACCCGTAAGAATCGCAGAGAGTACGATGATGAGTACGACAAGAAGCGCAAGGAAAAGCGCAAAGGTGACTACTCAGAGAATCGCAGAAACAAACGAGGTGAGATGTATGATTAAGAATACTTTCTTTAAGATGTTTTCATTTGCAAATGATGCTAGGAATTTCCTTCGTGAAATGATGTTGGCTGTATACTACATTGTCGTCATCTTCCTCTTGACACTAACGGCTGCAATCATCGCTAAGTACTTGGTGCAAGTAACTATGTAGCAATATGATATAATATAACCTCCTTGGGAAACCTTGGAGGTTTTTAACTTTATGAAGGAGGTATAATATGTCTGATTTTGATCCAGCAGCAATTACAAGTTTTCAGAATCGAGGTGGTAAAGGTCATGCTCCACGTAAGAGCGCGGACTATGATTCCTACGCAAGTAATTGGGATAGGATCTTCGGTAAGAAGAAGCAAGAAGAGAATCAAGATGAAGAAATCAAGCAGGAAGATAAGGACTAAAACCATGTCTCTGGTAGCTTCTGCTTTATTACTATTTGCAGCTAACCAACCGTTACCTGCTGACAGTCAAGAGATCTCAGCTAGGTATGACAAATACAGTCTAGCTCAGGAGTACAAGAAGCAGAAGGACTATCAGAATGAGAAAACCTGCCTGACTGCTGCCTTATATCATGAAGCTAGAGGTGAAGGTTCTCATGGTATCAAGGCAGTAGCTTCAGTCATAGAGAACAGGAAGAAGCATGAAGCATATCCTGCTACGTACTGCAAAATTATTAAGCAAAACAAGCAGTTCTCCTTCATAGCAGAAGGTAAACCTCTTGTCAATGCAGAGAAACTTGCAAAGCCTTCTGAGCGAGAGGTCGTTGCAAGCATCTCAGAGATTGCTGAAAAGATGCTGCAAGGTAGGTTCAAACCTGTTCTCAGCAGCAATGTACTCTGGTACACTACGACAAACATCACAGCTAGGTGGAGTAAGGACATGAAAAAAGTAGCTGTGATCGGAGGGCATAAGTTCTTCGCAAAGGCTTAAGAATTTGTGCTATACTTAAGTCATTCCAAACAAGCTGAGGTTTGAAATCATGAGTCGTAAAATCCCTTGTGTTTCTCGCGGTGCAACTAAGGTTGGTGAAAGCAATGACTGCGTAGTTCGTGCTTTGACTAATGTTACTGGTAAGAGCTATGATGAAATCCATGCTCTGCTTGACAAGCATGGCAGGAAGCATGGCAAAGGTACTTTCATGCCTACTACATTTGCTGCAATGAAAGAACTTGGTTTTATGCCAGTAATCTTTAAGAGTGGATATGAGAATTATCACACTTCGAAGTACTGGAATACAAAACTGGAAGAGCGCAAGAGTCTAGGTAAAGTTGTCTCCGAGCTTACTAAGGGTAGGTTTGTTGTGTATGTCAAGGGTCATGCAACTTCACTGATAGATGGCAGCATTGTGGATACTTTTGACCAATCAAAGTCAAAGCCTGTTCATGCTATTTGGTGGCATCCTGAGATTTCTTTTAAGAATTTCTGATATACTTAAGTCATTCAAACAGAGGTCAAAAATGAACTCCATCAGCAAGCTCAACGAACTGCAAAGTATCCGTCTTGAAGAAGGTCAAAGAGTCAAGGCTCTTTACCTTGGTGAGTACCAGATCCAAGGCACTATTATTGAGAAGAGGACTAAGTACGGTTGGAAGACGGAGTACAGGATTCAGATCGAAGAAGATCTTATCCTTCCTTTCCGAGCAGGTATAGCTTACTTCAAGGACTCCTGCCTTGCTGTTGATAACTGCAATGTAATCGAGGTGCTGCAATGAATTCTCACAAACTTACTAGAAAAGAACTTCTTACTTCCAATCAAGTTCAGCAGATTACTGACGAACTTCCTCAAGGTAAGAGTAAAGTCTATATCAAGTCAACTTCTGGTTATTACTGCATTGAAGCTAGTAAAAAGGAAGTTAGTAAGTACATTGTCAAGTTCTTTGAAAGCATCTGATCATGAAAAAGCAAGTAACTGGTAGCTATAACTTCATCCAACTCAGGACTCTAGCTTGCAAGGACTTCGGTGTTCTTCTGCAGAATAAAGCCCTAAAGGAAGTTGAAGTAGAGCTTAGTGGTGATGTGACTACAACCTATCTTGATAGCAAGAGAGCTAAGAAGTTAGCATTTGCTCTCCTTAGTGCAGCTAACAAACTTGAACGAATTGAAAAGAAGGCTAAGTAATGAAAAACATCAAGACCGTTATCCGCAACATCCTGATTGCTCCTGCAGTGCTGCTAATCCGAGTACCTGTAATGATTAACTACTACATCTGTGAGAAGTTTGTAGTACTTACAGATAACCACAAGTATATGCTTCCTGAGTTTGAAGCTGTGAAGAAGTAAACCATGCTACTAATGATCTTAGTCTTTATTGTTCTTACTTTTGTTATTGCTGCTGGATCAAGTATCTTAAGCACAATGTCAAAGCAAGAAAAGTTACAGGCTTTCAAGCTGTTTGCTAAGTCTTCTCTGTATGCAGCTATTGCTGTAGGTATTCTGTCTGTAATCACGTTTCTGTTCTAACTAAAGGAAATCAAATGCTAAACATCAAGAAGTCCATTACTGTCTCTGCTATCGTTGTAGCTTCGCTACTAGCTAGTGGTTGTACTCGGATTGAAACCGGAGAAGTAGGTGTACGTCTTAATGCTTCAAAGCAAATCGAGGGTAATGAACTGATGCCGGGCTCTTGGAACCAGACCATCGTAGGTTCTGTTCTGGAGTTTCCTGTGAAAGACATTGCAGTTAACCTAGAGAACAAAACTCCAATGACAAAAGATAACTCAGCACTAGCTGATTTCGACATTACAGTAGTCTACGGGATTAACCCTAGTTCGGTTGCAGAACTCTACAGCACTAAGTCAAAGAGCTTCCATACTGTAGACGAGGATAAGAACGTACTGCTGATGCACAAATACATGCAGACCTTGGTCAACAACTCTGCTTACAAAGCAGTACGGGTTTACAACGCACTAGAAGTAGCTGATAACCGAGCTAAACTAGAGCAAGAGATTCAGAACTACGTTGCTGAACAACTAAAGGAAGAAAAACTAGATACTAGTATTTCTCTGACAGTAGTACAGATTACTAACGTAAAACCTAATGCAGAGATTCTGAAGTCAGCTACTGATTATGTTCGATCACAGAACGAACTGAAGATCAAGGAGAATGAGGTCCTAATTGCTAAGAAAGAATCAGAGCGTATGGCTGCTCTGGCTGCTAACAGCACTCAGAGTATTGCTTATATGCAGGCTCAGGCTGCACTGAACATCTCTGAAGGTATCAAGCAAGGTAAGGTGAATACTATTGTTGTACCTAGCAATATCACGATGCTTGGGAACCTAGGTAAATAAGACTCAAGACCTCTCTGGTGAAAGCTAGGGAGGTTTTTTGTTTCTGGCTACAAGAACTACTATCGTTCCTCGGTTCTTCATAGATTTTATTAACTGTAGTCCTTGTAGAACCTTGGTTTCCTCGCTTATACTAGCTATAACGCAACAAGTTCTAAGGAACACAACAATGTCTAAACTAACCGACAAATTCTCTGAAGTAGCTAGTAATATCTACATTGCATCTGGCTCTAGCACTTCACTAAAGATTGCTATTTGTTTTCTTGCGTCATTTGTAGTAGCCGTAGTTCTGACTGTTTTCACTAACTTCCCTGCTCAGACAATGCTGACAGGTCTTTTGTTTAGTATCCTCCGTGTTCTGTACGCAGCTTTTACTTCAAAATGATAGGTAAACCAATGATCATCGATTACTCAAACCTCAGCATCGGTCAAGAAGTCTCTGTAGCACGTAACGGTAGTTGGAGTACTTCCAGCGAAGGTGTCTACAAGGTCATCAAACTAGACAAGGTAAAGCTAGTGCTAGAACGAGAAGACGGAGTACAGCGTAGCTTCAGCGTTAAGACCAAGAAAGAGCTAGGAGTGAGCTATGACAGTAGGAGTTTTGTAGAGACTCTTGGTGATAAGCTGAAGCGAGATGCCGAGCAGTACAGGCAGCAAAAGCTAGGTAGTGCTTGGGTAAACCTCCAGCAAGCAGCGCAAGGTAAGGACTTGAATAAAATTAAGCAAAGCATAGCTGAGCTAGAGAATCTTGGTGTAGAATAAGTTAACGAAACACGGACTGGTAACACAACATGGCTTACTACATAATCTTCTTTAATCACCACAACAAAGTCATCGATGTTGTTAAGTATTCTGAAAACGAGTACGAAGATTACATCAGTCACGTAAATAGATTAAAAACAGATGGCTCTGAATTTCAACATGGGTATTTCTAACATGACTACTTACACAGGTACTGCTAGCGAACTCCTTACTCCTAACACCACCTCCTACGTCGGTACTGCATCGGAGTTAATGTCTCAACAACTCCAGATCAACGGAGTACTGCTGGACAACGTAGGGTTCTCTATCCGCTGCTAATAAACTTGAACGCATTGAAAAGAAAGCTGGGAAATGAAGCTGAAGAATATCCTGATTGCACCTCTTGTTGCTATCACTGCTTTGATTGAAATGCATTACTTCATCTGCAAGGCTTTTATCGGTATGAAGGATAGCATCGATCCTATGCTACCTAGGTTTGAGAAGTAAGCATGGACCACCCTTGAGAAATCTTGGGTGGTTTCTGTTTTCTGTTAAGAACTATGTTATACTTAAGTCATAGCAAACCAAGGAACTAAGATGCTGATCGGTACTGTAGCTCAACTCATGGCAAAGCAAGTCACTCTTAACGGAACCCTAATGGATGCTGTAGCTTTCACCATCTTGCATCGCTACGGTATCATCGAGGTAGCTGGTACTGAGCAGAAGCCTGAAGGTCGCCGTGGTAAGGCTGGTAAGATCTTCAATCTTGAGAGTAAAGAAGGTATGGTGTTTACTTGCAATCAAGGAGAGTAATGATGAAAATCTCCTACGGATCTCCTTCAGGTGGCTTTGTGCATTGCTATGAGGTAGTACTAACCTATGAGACTCCTACGGGTTCTAGGCGTAGTACTAGTGAGTTCTACTTCATGCTAACCACTAGACAGCAGAACAAGGTCAGGAAGTACGCTGAGAAGCATCTGCTTGAGATAGGTTACAAGAATCCTCAAGTCCAGCAAGTAAAGTACTAGCAAGGTGGTTTTTACTTAAGGATTTCTGATATACTTAAGTCATAGCAACGAGATGTAAACATGAAGAACTGGCTTGACACTCTTAACGAAGCTCTGAAATCAGAGAATCTTCTTGATGCGTGGGAGATTCATTATCATCCTATCAACTACGGAGAAACCCGTAGCTGGACTTGGGATGATGGAAGTAAGTACGGAATGTTAATTAGTATCTACCGAAACGAGCAAGGTAAGTACGAACGTCCTGTTAATTATCAGAGATAATAAGATAAGTCAGTTAATTCAACTAAACAGAAAGCAATCATGAAAAACAACCAAGGCAACACCGTCAAGCAACGTATGATGTACAACGTAGTCTTCAAAAGCTCCGGTAAGGTAGCTAACAAGTTCTCAAGCATTGCTCAGGCTAAGTACTGGATTGAAGAGAATGACACACTGTTTACTGGAGAGAATGGTAATGAATTGAGGAGTAATGCAGGTCTTTTCGAGATTCGTAGAGGCTAGGAAGAAAACAAGTTAAGATGCTGCTGTAAAATCCTCAGCAGCATTTTTACTAGCATCTTCCGTATTACGTAAATGAAGGAACTAAAGAGATGGCTATCAACCCCTTACTGAACCTCGATAGGTCAAAAAACAAGGAAATTTCATTAGCAAAACTTAACACTGCTCTTGATAGCATTACTGATAAGCAAAGGGCTTATGTTGAGTACTCCCCTGATAAACTCAAGAGGCTTATCGCTGATGCCTTTGTAGGTAAGAGCTTGAGTAAAGCCATCAAGGCTAAGTGCTTGACTTGCTGTAACTTCAGTAAGGAGGATATCAGTGATTGCAGGGTTGAGGTTTGTCCATTGCATTCCGTAAGACCTTTCAGGAAGAAGGAAGACAAGGATGATGAAGATATGTATGGTGAAGATTAAATAAAAAGATGAATAAATAAAAAGAAGACCACCTTGGATTATCCTCGGTGGTTTTTATTTTTCTCATTTAATTTTCATCTTCAAAAACTCATGAGCATTTGAAATTTCCTGAATATGGAAATCCAAATTGAAATCAAAAATCCGCTAGGGGTTGAAGTTAAAATTTCTTAAAAAACTCACGACCCCTCGGAGTTTTTCAAGGTAGCGTTTATTGCTGATGGTGGTTTTCAGTAAAGAGGTTGATATGGAGGATTGCAGAAAAGCTAAATGAGAATGATTCTCGTTTAGACTTAGGTTTATATAATAACCCTTCGATTTACTAGGTTTTTCTTTTTATGCTATATCGCGGGCGCGTCATATGTATAAATCGACGCTCCAACAGATAGGGAAAACCTATGGCATCGATAGTAAATTTCAATCAAAATAGTTAAGAGAAACCGAGACAAGGCATCGAACTAGTGCATAATTGAGTCCAAGGCAGCAGCGAACAGCAGCAAGCCCCAGCCCCTAGGGTATCGCCCCTAGTACGGGGTGGATCGTTAAAAATCTAAAGACTTGATTTTCACCAACACAAACCCGGCGCATAAGCGCTGGCCTGAGACCAGCTCAGGATTCTCTGAGAATCGCTTAGAAAAATAGGCGATTGTCCGGGAATATTCCCGATAAATCAAAGGCGAAACAATGAAACCTACAGCATTTGACTATCTTTGCGCAGCCATCATGGGCGCAGTCTTCGGCCTTATCTTGGCTTTTTCTTTCGCATAAGGGGGTGAACCATGGCGCGTTATATTGCAACGATCAAAATCGATCTGGGCAATCTGCAGCGGTACGATCTGCAGGTTGGGCAATGGTTGACTTGCCGTAAAACTGGGTCTCGGGGACAGTTTCTTGGAATCACAAAAGCAGGGACGATTGCGATTCGCTGGCAGAATGGGAGGTTTGGAAAACAGATTGACTTTGAAAATAATAGACATATCCGAGATTTCGCAAAACTGTACGGCAGCAAATAATAAATAGGATTTTCTTATATGGCATTAGAAAATAGTGCCATATAGGGGGCAATCCTGCCCGATAAACCAAAAGGTGAAATTATGGCAATCGTTCAAACTATCGGATTTTATGAGTTCGCCCGAGCATTTCAAGACATGGGTCGTGCGGATCATTTCTCTAAAAAGGCTCAGAGGATCATTTTTGATTACCTCGAAAACCTGAGCGAAGAGACAGGAAACAATGAAGAGTTGGACGTCGTAGGGTATTGCTGCAATTACGTGGAAAATGATTGCGCGGATATCTTTGTGCAATACAAATTGCAGGATTCATCGGATTATTCAAATGATGACTTGGCAGATATCGCAAGGGATTTTCTCGAAGAGAATACAGTGATAATAGGTGAGTACATTAATAAACAGGGCGCCAATGTCTTTGTTTATCAGGAATTCTAATATGTAGTATTCTCTCAAATGATCTTACTAAATAGGGTCATTTGGGGGCGATATTGCCCAGCAAAACCAAAAGGTAAATTATGAAAAAGAAAATCCAATCCGGCATCCTGTATCAGGGTCCGTCGCGTATTGATGGAGCGCCTATTGTCGTCATCGCAATCGCCAAAAGCACTAACAGCAAGACCGGGAACATGGTTCAAACCTACATCCTGCGGGCTGACATGGACCCTATAACGGCTAATCGGACAGACCGGGATTATTCAATCTGTGGTCGTTGCGTGCATCGCGGCAAGGCAAACCCCGAAAAGACAAAAGGGTTAGCGGATGGTCGATCGTGTTATGTCACCATTGGCCAGGGAGCCGGCGCAGTTTATAGGGCATTCCTGGCGGGCAAATATCCAATCCTGACCGATGACCAGGCGCGTGAAATCGGCAGGGGGCGTATGATTCGCCTCGGCACCTATGGCGACCCGGCGGCTATTTATAGTGCAAGATTCGAGGCTTTATTGTCCGAAGCTTTGGGACATACCGGATACACGCACCAGTTAGGGGAATATCCGGGTATTGACACCGCAAAGCTTATGATTAGTGCAGATAATGCAAGGCAGGCGCAAACCCTGCACAATAACGGCTACCGGACTTTTCGGGTTATCCCAGTGCAAGAATGGAAGGACAAGGGGGCAAGCTCCGTGTTGAAAAACGAAATCCTATGCCCAGCTAGTGAGGAGGCCGGGCGCCGTGTAACCTGCGAGGCTTGCAAGCTTTGCAGCGGCTCCAGTATCAAAGCAAAATCCATTGCAATTGTATCGCATGGTTCAGCTAAGTCTAACTTTAAGGGGTAATTAAAATGGGATGTTTTGCAGTCTTTTACAATGGGAAACAAATCAGGGTTTTTTACTATCAATCAGGAGACAAATTAGATTGGAAAAGAGCGTTTAAAAAAGCGCATGAAATTGTCGTAATTAATGAACGCGCCGGATACATTGGCTATGAAATAGAGGATTTTCCGGATCATGGGAACTGGCACTCATATGCCGCATATACCAACGGGACAATGAGTCCAGCATATAAAAACCTGCTGGATTGGAGCTAATAACGTGCCGCTTCTGTTTTCCCTAGTTAAACTGTACTCTGGTTTTCTTCTGTATTGCTGGGCTTGTGCTGGCGTATGTTACGGGCTAGCTTGCGTGATTCATTGGATTAAGCAAAGAGATTGATTGAGCAATGAAACCCCGTGGCTTATCCCTGGGGTTTTTCTTTTGCCTGAAGGGTGAAATGCGAGTCATTCTCATTTGTACTTTGGTTTATCTTTTGGGGTGCTGGCGAGTACGGCGGGGATCTTGAATTTACTCATGGGTTTACTTTTAAGCATCCACCATGCACCGCGTAAAATGTGGATGATGCTAGAATGCACCAAAAGCGCCTAGAATCAATTTTCCATGTCGCATAGTAGGGTAGCCTAGGCTTGCACAAGAAAACCCGCCTGAAGCCGTTCTATGCGCCTTGCTGGGCCTATAGGGTATCCACCAGAAAACCCCGAAGCATGCCCGGCGATAATCCCTGGTGCAGGATAAACCCTAGTTCCGAAAATGTGAATTATCGGAACTAGATGCGCGATCCTGCTGCATGTCCTATGCGATCCGGCGCCATGATATTTTAGAAAAATCAGCAAAATTGATGGGGTGGTAGGGTCGGTTGATTAAACCCACATTCCATCCTGCAGCAATTTCACAATCCCAGCAAGTACCTAACAAACAACTAACAAATCCTGCTGGATCATAAAGGTATCAAGAAGACATCAAAACTTAACTCAAATTGATATTTGAGAAAGAGATGCATGAATAAAGCGGCAGTAAGCATGAATTTATCGCATATTTTGCTGTTAAATCAGAACAAAAGAAAAACCCCAAGGGATTACTCCCAAGGGGTTCTAGTGATATTTTAATAGCAAATTTAGCGATAGAAACTGATAATTCAAGCAGCGTTAAATATAAATTTTAAGAGATATCATAAACCTCTTCATCCACCTTCTTAACCTTACTCCGAGGAACCTTCATAGCCTTAGCAATTTCTCGTTGTTCCTTCTGGTATCGCTTCTCCTGAATCTCGGAGCGTTTCTCAAGGCGTTCAAAGATTTGATCGGATGATAGCCAAATCTCAGCACCCATGAATACCTCATCAAGTTCCTTCTGGCTCAGAAAGTCCTTGTAGATTTCTTGCATGATATCTTTCACCTTTTTATCAATGAATGAAGCATGAGATACAACAGAACTCTGAGTACCGAAGGTTCCAAATGTAGCAGCATGAATCATCATACTAGCCATAGGAGCAATACTTAGTGAAGGAGATGCTAGAGCAATCAGTGAAGCAGCACTAGCAGCCATACCATCAATACTGCAGTGAACATGAGCGTCAGTTCGTTGCATAGCACCAATAATAGCAATAGCACTATCAAGTTGACCACCATAACTATTGATGCTGATATGCATCATGTCATCTTCGGTAAGATTATCAAGAGCATGAACCATATTCCTGTAGTAAGAAGGTTGCTTGATATTTTCATCAAGGTAAATCTTAATGCAGCGTGATGTAGCAGTACTTTCATACATAGGTAGATGAATATGCTGAAGTTCCTTATCTTCATCATCATCATCCGATAGATTGATCCTAGTGAAGTTCTTGTACTTGTTGATATTTTGGTTTAGTGCTTTCATGAGGGCTCCTTTACTAATTCGTTAATTCGTTTCTTAAATAAATTCTAAAACCCGTGTTTTTAAGTTCTGATATACAACTGGATCAAGAACATCCTTATATTCCTCTGCAACTTTACTAACCACCTCAATCTTTGCTTCTCGATAAGCACGAATTGCATCATCTTTACTTGTGTATGCACCAAGATATGTTTGTTTTGGATTACCTTTTGCAGTCACATCACCCTTGTGTAGTTGCACGATGTATTTCTTTTTATTTTTACAGAAATGAACACCTCTTGGTAGATCACGATCATCCATAGTTCCAGTAAACAGACTGTCCACTCTTACTGGTAGAAATGTGCATGATTCAGGACTGTATTGCCTATTTCCAATAATTTTTAAGTCCTTGTCTAGTGCGTAATCACCTTCTGGTTTATTTTCGTTAAACCACTTTGCAAAATTTTGGAAGTTATGCCACTCAATACAAACGGTCACGCCTTCGTATGATTGCCTACCCTGCTTATCTCTCCACTCCTTGTTATAGCAGCGTTTCAACATTCCATTCCATACTTCATACTCCGGCGTATTTGCGCGTTTACCATATTCGTTTATACGCTGGCACTTATAATCACCGATACCAAGATATCCAACGCCACAAATAGTAGGTAGGAGATAATCTTTAACCATTCCGGTTCTTATCTCTTTTAATTGAGCTACAGTTTTAAATCCTGTTGCTGTAAACATTATGTGAACTTCTCTCCAACTTTTATACTCAGTAACAATGTACTCTCCGTAGTTTTTGGATTGAAATACTTTACCAAGAATATTTACTTTTGAGGTCATAAGTACCTTTAAGATTGAACAAGACTGTATGTTACTACAGTCCTGTCCTACTGTCAACGGATTTTCTTGTTTATACAAGACCAGTATAAGCCGTGATTACAGTTTTTACGATTTCGCTACGCATTACATCTTGAATACCAAATTTATGAAATGCTACATCGTTGTATTTTGGCTCACCATCAGTATCTAGGAATCGACCCAATGCATCCTTAAGACCATTACGCTTGCTGTCGGTGCCAGTATATAGTTGAGTACTATCGCCCATGACAACGCACTTACTATCAACACCAATACGCTCAAGAAGTAGCTTTAGGATATTTGGCGGAACCTGTTGCATTTCATCCAAAAGAATTAAGGAGTTATCAAATGTTGCACCAAGAACAAAGTTTGGAATCTTGAAGTGAATCCTATGTCCTAGGTCAGTTTCTACTTTACCCCTGCTCAGAAGTTCCTCAAGAATCTTCCTAGTGCTTGCAAAGTGCGGTTCAATTTTTGCTTCGTACTCATTAGGAAGTGCACCAATCTTATCCATACCGGCTTCAACTGGTGTACGAATAATAATGAGTTGTTTTGTATTGTCCCTCAAATACTCCTTTACAAAAGTATAAAGTGCAGTTAATGATTTACCACTACCCGCCACGGAATCAACAAAAGTCAGTGTGTTATTCTGAATCTTGTGCATAAGTTCAGTTTGACTGACTGTTAATTTAATTTGGTTAATGCCATATTGCTCGGACCAGTTGTGCGCCTTGCGATTAGCAATAGCTCCATCATGACCTTGTTGTGACTTTTCTCTACGAGACATTTTTGCAGGACGCTTCATACAACTCCTTACCTTAAGGATATTTATAAAATAGCAGGGTGCTAGTTATGCACCATCATTATGCTTGTTAATTACTCAACTTCAACTTTCCGTGATTTACGAGAGGTACTTACTGATTTTACGCTAGGTTCTTCCTTATCCTCGGATACTACCTCAACCTTAACATCAGGTACACCATCCTTCACCATACCTGCTACAAGCATAGTACCAAATGCTGTAGGGAACCTAGCATTACTCTCAAAGTCAAACTTAAAGCCATTTAGGATATTCTCCTGAACCTTCTGACAGAATTCAAATAGTGAGTAAGCTTCTACTTGCTTTTCTAGCATATCATTTCCTTTCAAAGTTGTTTAGTTAAAAGTAGTGTAGCACGATCATGCTGTATGTCAATGAGTCAGTAATTTAATAATTCAATAATTCACTTACTAACCTTCTTCATCTTATTTATCACAGCAAATGAGTACTTTTTATCTTCTTCAGTCCATCTGTATTCAGGTAATGCACCAATACTACCGTCTTCCCTCATGTACTGCCTGTACTTTACGTTTCTTTTAAATATACCCCTAATAGTAGCACGCAGACTTCTGAAGTGCTTGCATCTATTTGACTGCTTGCGTTTATATCGTAGTTTCATGGATTTACTTTTTACTCAATGATTAAGAATTTACCAACCCTATCCTCCTGAAGATGAACTTCAATAGGGAAGTACACAAGATATTTTGAATCCTTGATTACTACATCAAGATTACCTTCTTCTCGGAGGTATGTTTTAAGAATTTGGATAAGGTCTTGGATTGGCATGATGGTTCCTTTTGTTGAGATATTTTATTTGCACCTTTTTGCAGTAATATACTATACAAGCAATGCGAGGTGCAAATAACGTCAGTTTCTTCTTTGTTTAATTTCTCTCTTGGTTCTTAAGGATTGGCCTCAAAAAACACTGTTTACGACACATGAAATTGATGGTGACATGAAGAACCAGCCTTCACGACTTTGTACTCTTCATCAACCACTCCTTGAATAGTACACTCATTCTCTTGCTTAGTATAGCTACTTTCATCTTGCTCCCATCCTTCTTACGTATGCATCCTCTGAACAACCATTGTAGCATCATGTTTAGTGCAAACACTTCATCATCACAAACATACCCCTGACCCTGTATGAAAGCCTTTACAGCCTGATTTGGATACATATTGTAAGCATGTACTGCTAATTTCTTCTCAGCATACACGTTAGTACTTCTTGCATTACAAGCAATAAAACTTCTTGTGCTTTCTATTGGTTCACCATCTTGTCCAATCTCAGGTTGACTGCCTATCCACTGCGTATTGAATCCTTTTGCTTTTGTCGAGTAATCTTTTGGTACTGTATAAAATATTTCACCCTTCTTTAGTCCAGCTTTAAGCATACAAGACCTGATGCACTTAGCTACGGATTCTCTTTCTTTTGCAGAAGCATTAACCCACCAAGACTTACTCAGTGTAAAGCTATTTTGTATTTTCTTTACTGATGGTGTCTCAATAAACTCAATCCTTTCAAGCAAGTCCTTTATGATTTCCTTGTTTGTCTTGTATAGAGTTACCTCGTTAAATTCTTTGTACTCATATCCATGCATAGTCATGAAGGTCTGCATTAAACTACCCTTGTAGTTATATGTCAGAAGAATGAATCTTTCCGAATTGTCAATAATCTTAGGGGATAGCTGAACAACCATGAACCTAGTGCTTCTTTTTGCTGCATAAAGCATACCAAGATCGGATTTAGCTTTGATGTCACCATACTTAGCCTCTAGTGACATATCCTCATCTAAAAATATAACCTGACCCGATTCTTCATCAATCTTGATAATTTCATTATTGATTAGAAATTCAATGTCTTCCTTTTTTGTGCCATAACCATTTATCAAATTGAGTTCTTCATCTGATACTACGTTATAGCCGTGCTTCTTGATCTCTGCAAGGTGGTGCTTGGTGAACTTATACATCAGATTGTGAGTACAGCACACATTCATTCCTTTACTCAGTGCTTTCAGACAAGTCTCTGCCTTTGTGTGCAAATCATCAGCATATGGAATGAATAACTCAAGACCAAGTTCGTCTGCCCTCTCAGGAACTCTGGAATCAACCTCTTCAAGCATAGGGCTGATATACAACCAAGGTCTATCTTGGTGCTTACTCATGTATTCAATGATTGCATGAGTCTTACCTGAACCCATTAGGGCATCAAGAACTTCTACTGTTTTAGTCATACTTCTTCCTTAACTTGCTGAATATACAAACGAGCAATAACCGCTGCCTTATGCATAAGTTCTTTATCCTTCTCAACTCCTTTGAGATTCAGCTTGCACCATGACTCACTGCACTGAAGAAACTCAGCAATATCACTGTATTCCCATCCGATCTTTCGCAGGAAGATTGCCTTGTCTTTGTCATACTTAACTTTAAACATATAACCCTTTCATATTGTTGATAGTGCAAGTATAGCACGAGTAAGTACAGCATAGCAAGAGTAAACAAAGATATTTCCTAAACCCTCTTGACAGCATCATAATTATCATATAACATACTTTTAATTTTTAAGGATTTATATGCAGCATACTACCTATCGTGATTACATTCAGTACAACCTGCATGATGGTACTTTCTTTTTACTTAAAGATAAGGACTGCTTGGATAGCATGAGACAGATATTCCCTGATGAAGATGGTTACATTACATTCTTCAGGAAGGGTAAGAAGTTCAAGCTGAAGGCTAACAGGATTGCTGCTGAGATTGGTAACGATATTGCCGTTCCTGATGATAAGGTTGTTCTTCATAAGAATCTTGACTACGAGGACTTTAGGCTAGTAAACTTGCAGATAGTTCCAAGGGAAGTACTTAAGACGGTTAAGGAAGCTCATAGGAACCTTTCTGGTGCATTGCAGATGAAACCTCACGGTAGTAATGTGTATTGCTATGTGCTGCAGTGGAAGGAAGACGGAAGGCTTCGTACAATGCTCTGCGAGGATATTGTAGTAGCTAAGAGGGAGTACATGAAGTTAAAGTTGAGGTTTGCTAAGATTTTGTCAAAGTACTGCGTATTTGATTAACTAAATGAAAGGATTTGCAATGAATAATATTCCATCACCACTACCAAAGACATCTGATGATTGGATTGAGATTGACATCAAGCGATCAGGTGCTGATAAGGCTCCGAGGATTACTCCAAAAGATATTGAAGATAATATTACGAGTGAATACTATTTTACTGCATCAGAAGCTGTATATGGTGAAGGTGTACAAGTGCTACCTCTTGGTCTTCTTACGTTCTGCGTATTAGTACTTAAGAATGGTTTTACAGTCACTGGTGAATCAGCTTGTGCTTCCCCTGAAAACTTCAACGCTGAGATTGGCAAGAAGATTGCACGAGAGAATGCAGTTAATAAGATTTGGCCTTTAATGGGTTACGAACTAAGAAGTAAACTAGCTAATCATGATTAATTTACTAACCTTGTTTTAATAATTACAGCATGGTAGAATTCATTCAGGTTAAATCCTGAGTATTTCCTATTTGTAAAATAATGCATTAAGCGCATTATGACTGCCTTAAGGAGCATGATACTAGGACACTAACCCGAATGAACCTGCTTATGTTTTTAAATGATCGGCTTTAAACTCCTTTCACTTTCATTTACTTTCAGTAAGCTCTAGGATAAGTAACCTAGCCCTTCGGGGGTAACTATAAATTAATAATAAGAATAACATTAGGAGATGAGTATGATTTGCTTATCATGCGGTTGCTACTTTAAGAAAACGAGCTATAATAAAGGTTCTTACTGCGAGGATTGCTCGGATGCTTCACCTATTGACTTGGATTCAGAAGCAGAACTTGAAGTAAATCTTCTAGTAAATCCATCAGGAAAAGTTCAAGCATTCATCCCTGATGATAGAATGTATCTATTTGACGATACTGATGCCTTTGGTATATAATTAGAAAAGGATAGCTATGAATACTTGCATTGTTCAGAATGATTGGAAAATACGTGTAATTGAAGAGCGTGATGAGTTATCATGCAAACTTCATGATCTTCTTGTGTTTCTCGATAGTGACAATAGTTACAATAGTTACAATGGTAAGATTCTAGTTGGTAATAAAGACATGGTGCTCCTGCAAGATCAGGCGTATTTCATGCAGAGATATTTAGATATTCTTAACCATAGGATTGAGAAGTTTAGTTAAAAAAATTGCCACTATAGCTCAGCGTTAGAGCATCCCTCTTGTAAGGGGAAGGTCGTTGGTTAGAATCCGAACTAGTGGCACCACTAATTTTATTGGAACGTGGCAGAGTCCGGCTTAATGCAGAAGTCTTGAAAACTTCCGGGGGATAACATCCCTCCATCCGTTCGAATCGGATCGTCCCCGAATAATCAAAGGAAGATGCCCCTGACGGTGGTCTGTAAAACCATTGGCTTAATAAGTCAGGAAGTTGCCTCGTGGAGCGTTACCATCATCTTCCACCAAAGTTTTGTCTAGTAGCTCAGACGGTAGAGTAATTGACTGTTAATCAATTGGTCGCTGGTTCGATCCCAACCTAGACAGCAATAACCAAGCAGGTAAAGTGTTCATGGATACACGGCAGTCTTCCAAACTGCAATACTTCGGATCGTTACCGAGTGCCTGCTCCAAAGATCACCTATCTTAGTGACCGATGATGTTCCGGTTAGAGCGTCCGATCAGCACCCGTAAGGTGCAGGCGTAATTACACCATGCAGCCTTTAAAAATTGCATCTAGTATAAGGTAAGCTAGGCTATTAATGCATTTGTATTACTAAGTATCAATGCATTAGTTAAGAATTTATAGGAGATGCTATGTCAGCACTAGAACAACCAAAAGAAGAGCAAGAACCTAAACGCAAGGGTAATCCAAACTGGAAGAAAGGTGGACCCTCTCCTTGGGCTGCAGGTCGCACACCTAACTCAGAGCGCGATAAACAACCTACTAACCGCGAACTAAAAGAACGCGAACTACTTATGCTTCTACGCAAGATCAAGCCTCATGTAGCTGAAGCTATTATGCAGGCTAGTAAGATTATGCGTAATGATGAAGCTAGTCACCAGAACCAACTGAAAGCTGCTACGATTTTGCTAGATAATTATAGGAGGCTTACTCTTGATCTTTATGATGGAGATGAAGATAAGCTGGAGCAAGAGGGGACTGAGGTGCAGCAGCAGAACAGCGGTCCTGTTTTCTCTCTGAAGATTGTAGGACAAGACGAGAATTAATTTTTATGCAAACGGCTAGGCTGATCCCCGAAAAGAGGTTTACTCGCCCTCCTGCCGATTTGTTATTCAGTGAGTATTTCGTAGGAGTACGGGATAAGTGATTAGAGAACTATATGTAAAAGAAGCCTTAGAGAAAGGCTATGAGATTTTAGAACAAGTAGACAGAGATAAATACTTGTATAAAAGAATATCTTGCGGACATGAAAAAGTTGCTGAAGTTAATAACATGAGGCATCAAGCAAGGACTGTTTGTAGAACTTGTAATGATCTTGAATTTCAAGAGGTCATGAGAAAGCGAAAAGTCTCACTTGTAGAGGACAGAGGTGCAAAAGTACCTAGTCTTTTTAAGATTGAATCTTGCGGGCACATTGTTGGCATTTATAAGTCCAATCTACACAAGTCTGATTCAGACTATAAGTGTCCAACTTGTTACAATGAAGACTATAGCAAGACACTGGAAGAATGCAATATTGAAGTTATTGATCCCAGACCAGTAGATAATAAATATTCTAGACCAACTAAGGTTGGTAAATTTAGATATAAAGATTGTGGTCACGAATTCACTTATATACGCCATGCAATCAAAACAGCTTCCGGGAAATGTCAAGTTTGTTATGAGCAAAAAATAGAGAATATACTCAATAACAACGGACTTACTTTTGTAAAAGAAACAACAGCAGCAAAAGCAATGTACAGGTTTAATTCTTGTGGACACGAAAGAGAAGTTTACAAGTCTGCGGCTTTAAGGGGTAATTGTGTTTGTCATGCCTGCAATGACACTGCTTGGTCAAAGCCTAGTAAAATATACATTCTAGAATTTATAACTAACACCGGATTTAAGTTTATTAAATTTGGATACGGTAAGAGTATCAAGAATAGAATTCGTGAATATAGAATCAGAGATATAGAGCTAACAGGTGTTCTATTTGAGTTTGATACGCAAAGCGGATACTCTGCTATGCTTGTTGAGAAGTCAATACATAAAGACATGAGTAAAGACTCTTTACCAAACGATCAAATGAAGCAGTACTTCAAGAATACTGGATATTCTGAGTGCTACAACCTTGATTGTGCAGAGGTTATTAAGAAGGAAGTTCTAATTAGGTACAACAACCTAACAGAATATCAGAAAATTTATAAACAGGCACAAACGAAAGGAAACACGAATGTCTGAACAAAAAGTAATCGGCCCTGCTTCTTATAAGCAGGAGCTATATATCAATGCCCCTCAAGATATTGTAGTTTTTGGCGGCGGAGCTGGCTAATAGCCGGAAAAAGCTATCTTGGTGCTATGGATTTCCTGAAGCATACGGATGACCCCAAATTCAGGGGTCTTGTATCTCGAAGGCTATCTACTCAGTACTCCACAAATTCATGGACCCGGAGGAATCTTTGAAACTTTTGTCAGCTTGCATAGAGAATTCTATGGCGACAAATTAAAGATTAGAAAACGTGACGGCATCATTGAGTATCCTAGCGGTGCTCAAGTTGCCTTCCGTCATTGTCAGTACGAAGAGGATAAGCATTCTTTTCAAGGCTGGCAACTCTCTGCGGCTTGATAGTTATTGGACGAGGCCCAACAGTGTCATTGTGGAAGCTGTTGTAAAACCCTTTGAATTGCTGGAAGTCCCTTAGAGCCT